GGCGCGCCATAAGTTCTGATCCGTGCCGATAGCTACAGTCTCAAATACGACACCACTCTCAGACACATCCACCATTGTCGCGTCCAACATGGTATAGGTAGTCACAGCCGCCGCAGATTTTGCGATGTTCTTAAACTCTTTAAAACTAATGTTAAATGCTGTCATGTTCTTTTCCTCCATATGTTTGTGTTTTGTTTTGCTTTGTAACTACATAATACCATATGTCATTTGCAAAGTCAATAGCCTTTTGAATTTTTTTAATCCGTCGTTCTATAGAAGTAACTCAATTCATCGCCTGTCAAATGCGTACAAGCGTATTCATCAGCCTTCTGCCACAGATTATTATACAGCTTCGCGCGCGTATCATTCGTTCCGTACCACTGCCAGATTTTCCAGTTCAGAATCAGCACCAGTTCTGTCAGATAAATATAGTCCTCTCGCCAGAATTTAAACGCACGCTTGAATGTATCTTCAATCGCCGCATCACCATAATAATCCGCAATATCAAAGTCATTTCCAAAAGTCGTTTTAATCTCATAACCACAATGCTCTTTTGCGTATGCTTCCCAATCATACATCTTAATGTTATACATATCTCACGCCTCCTGTGCGCTGTGTTGTTTGTTACCTTGTACATATACCATAGCATATGCTACAGTATATGTCAAGGCTTTTTATAAATTTATTTTGCTTTTATAAAATATCCATATAACGATTTGTGTCCAGAATCCCACGTATCATAATATTGACCATTTACGATGGCAACTACATGGTGTGACACATTCGCCAGATATCGCCCTGTTGGATGCTCTTTTGCAAACTCACTTACTGTTGAGCGTTTTGATCCATCCCTCACGCTAATACCATAATAATCAAAACCTAACTGTTTCAAAATTTCTCTGCGCGTTTTAATCGGAGTATCAAACACATTCGTGCACTGATATTTCCTGCACAAAGGAATTGTCTTATCAAACGCTTCAAGCCATGTACAGTCAAGCACCTTGCTTAATGCCCGAATGGTACAATCTCCGTACTGGTCTTTAACATCCTTTTTGTTTGGTTGATAGTATACATACGTTTTCATGTTTGTGTTTATCCCTTCTGGAAAATGTGTTGTTTTGTTTGTTTCTAAGTACATTATAGCATATGCTATCAGCTATGTCAAGCGTAAATTTTAAAAAAATTATTGCTTATTTCATCAACGCGAAAACCTAAATCCTGCATCGCGCTTGCCGCGTTTCTCCCTGTCCATACCATAGAATTCTGGGCAAACAGCACTTGACTAATTGCATCCAGTTCAACTTTTGTATCCAGACTGTACATATGATAGTCAACTGCTCTGTGGAGTTTTTCCATTCTAGTATAACGATCCGTTGCCAGTTTCCGCTGTCTGAAAATTTTCGTTGCCTTCATTGTATTACCTCCTATACCATGCAACATACAGATGTTCTTTTCCATCTTTTGAATCCCACGGAGTAACCGCGCCTCTCCTCCATCTTTTCTGCGTCTTCTCAAATGCTATTGCCTTTTCCTCAGTATCAAAAAATTCAAAAGTTGACTGCAATCTCCGCGCCATATCTATTCCCCCCTATGCCATAATCCAGTTTCCGTGCTGAATTCCACTCTTCAATGTAGTAAACAATACGCCCTGTTCCAATCCCCATCCCTGTCCAATGTACCTATAAGGATATGCCGCCACAAGACTACCATTGTTGTCGCGTTTCATGCCGCGCCGCACTCTTCCGCTCTCAACCCAAACGTTATACTCTTTAATCTTATGCCATCCGTCCTGCACCATGCCTATTTCCTCCTATGTGCTGTGTTTGTTTTGCTTTGTAACTACATAATACCATATGCTATTCCGCTTGTCAAGCGGCTTTTTTATTTTCTTTTGAAAAACATTCGCCAACATAACGCCACACGCCATTGCGATAGTCTCCACTAATCCTAGTAAATGTACCCCATGTTTCCGCGTACCTGCCTGTTTTTGGATTCAGCTTGTAATCATATGGCTCTCCAATCTGAACCAAATTACTCCATGTAAGATGCGGCGGCAGTGCATTGATAAAGTGCATCACCACTGCGCTGTCCACCAGTTTCCCTTCTACTTCATCAAGATTATTAAAGCTATCGCTCATTTCATAAACATTCTCACCATTGTAAAGATACATTTCCGCACCTCCTATATGCTGTGTTTTCTGTTTGTACTTGTATTCTACCATATGTCATTCTAACTTGTCAATACCCAAATTCATTTTACCAAAATAAATTTTACTCAAATACGATTGAATAAAACAAGATTGAATAAAATTCCTCGTTGTTAAAAACGATTGTTCCGTGCGAAAAATCCAAAATGAAATTATCGAAACGTGAAAATAAAAAGGGAGGCTTTTACACCTCCCTTTCCCTGTCAAGATGCCATGCACGCTGTGTCCTCGTTCTCCGCGCTCTCTGCTTCCTCTGTATTCTCTACAGTCTCCGCATCCTCTGCGCCGCTGTACGTGTCCAGAAACGCCGCCAGTGCGCTGTTTCGCTTATTAATACTGTCATTACTTGCCACTGCATTGCCTGCCGCTTCCAGATACTCAGCAGGTACATCAGCAAAGAAGTCAATCACAAATTCCTCAAACTTCTCTACGCGCTCGTCATGATCTTCGTACTTGCTCATGTACTTTTCCGCAAACGGCAGAAGTGATACAAAGTGCGTTTCCGTATAGAGTTTACGTGCAACACCTTTTTCGTTGTCGTCCGTCAACATAGTATGTACATCATGCATAAACTGGAATACATCAGCAATGTGTGCATACTCTTCATCTGCGATTTCCGCGCTCTCCACAATGGGAGTAAATGTCTTTGACTTGAACGACAGTTCGCTAATCTCGCCATACAGCATACACCACGACTTCATTACCAGTGCAACATATGCTTTGTTTTCGCGCGCCTTATCGGATTCCATCTCGTTAATCAGTTCGTTATCCTTCGCAAAGTCAACAATTCTTTCCAGTTCGTTGCACTCTGCAAGCATCTTGTTTTTGCTAGACAGCGGCTTGCCATTATTCAGCCGTTTAAACAGTTCCTTTTCCTCGCCGAAAGTCAGTTCATCAAAATACATTACTGACACTGTATAGTCTTTGATAACATCCTGCAAACTTTCGGGCAGTTCGCTGAATTTCTTACCATTCGGATCGTACTGGAATGGTTCATCGCTCATATCGTCAATGGTAACTTCGCCAATGCCAGTCAGTTCGTACTCGTCATTCAGATACTCAATGATAGCAGTGAGTCTCTGTTTTCCATCCATAATAACATAGGTGTTATCTCCGCGCGCCTCGCTGTTGATATGCTTCCGCGCGTAGATGTTGGGAATAGGATAGCCAATCATCATACTTTCGATTAACTTTGATTTGCGCGTCTTTTCCCAAACTTCTCCACGCTGTACAATGTGACCAAAATCCAATCTGCCGCGCTTGCTCATTCCTGCAATCTGCTTTGCCGTCCATACGATGTTTGCTCTGTTAAGTGACATAATTTTTTCCTCCTAAATGTGTGTGTTTGTTTTGTTTCTATGCTTACATACTAGCATATGTGATGCAGTATGTCAAGTACCTTTTTAAAATTTATTTTTGTAACTTCTTGTAAATTTCCTGCAAGTCTTTACTTAATACTAAACCATCAATAACAAGATGCCCTTCCTTATCATAGGTATATCTGAACGTTTTACCATTCGCCACGATTGTGTGACATTGCTCACGTTTTCGCTGTTTCATTTTCCGTACCTCCATTGATGTGTGTTCTTGTTTGTTTCTAAGTATGTTATACCATATGTTAGAAGCATTGTCAACACTTTTTTTAAAATATTTTTGAATTCTCGCCGCAAACCACATCGCTGAAAAGTTTCGTTGTTAAAAGCGAAAATGTTTCGTTGTCACAAACGATATGATCTGCCGCCAAAATTCAATAGCCAAAATTGAAATACCTAACTGCGCCATCACGCAACACTTTTGTTTCTCCGTTGTTGAATGTCACGCTATAAACATAAGTATGATATGGATGAATTCCGCGCGCTTCTAATACTTCATAAACCGCCTTCCACCACGCATCATCCTTATTGCGCGCCTCGATTTCAATATTCTCTTCTGGTGAATATGATTCCTTTTGGTAACATACTTTGTACTTACGCATCGCGCGCGCACCTCCCTCTTGATATATATGATTATACCATATGCTATCGAATATGTCAATACCTAAATTTAATTATTTTGTCGCAAGATAAATGAATATCCACACGACAAAACCGATTATCAGCTTGTCCAATGGTCGCGCCTCCCTGTCAAAAATCCACATCGTTAGTGAAACGATCATCACTCTTGACTATATCGCGCACCACATCCAACGGAATGTTAAAATCTTCACAATGTCCGATTTCTCCATTTCGTTTCACGCTCTTACATTTTGGCATCCCATTTGCCGCGCCGCTTGCAGTGAATACGATTCTCCCTGTTTCAGCTTCCACGATAACTACATCTTTAGTTTTTGGCGTATTGCTCAAAGCCCACAATTCCGATTGCGCATAGCCTATAGAAGTCATTGTCGTATCAACTTTGCCTGTCTTCTTGCTAAATCTGAATGTTACATAGTGATTAAGTTTATCCATCGTTCGCGCCTCCTATGTGCCGTGTTTTGTTTTCTGTGCTCTTATTATAGCATATGCTATCGTGTCTGTCAAGTGTATATTTATACATTTTTCTGCATAAATACTCTATCGTCGTCGTCTTCATCTACCACAACGATTTCATATACTCTATCAAAATCAATGTGGATAGACTGCGATCTCAAAATCCGCATCTGATTATTATATGCCAGTGTAGGATTGCCAGTGTTCCAAACTTTAGAATACATCACATTGCCGCAAACATCACAAACTTCTGTTCTCATATCACACCTCCATTGTGCTGTCTTGCTTGTTTGTACCTACATTGTACTACTAACATATGCTATATGTCAAGCATTATTTTTCAATTTTTACTCTACGTTTTCTGATACGATGTGGATATAGTGCCTCATTCTCATTGTAGCATCTCAACATTTCATGTGCTTTACAATATGTGTCTTCAGATGTAACCTCTTCCCATCCGCACTCTGATCCGTAATATCCTTCAATCACATATTCATCTCTTGTCTTCCGAACATATTTACTCATTGATTTTTCCTCCTATGTGTTGTGCTTGTTTTGTTTTCTATGCTTGCATTATACCATATGCTATGCAAGCTGTCAAGTGTTTTTTGAAAATTATTTATTAAATTTCCATTCGTGACACTTCGCCAGTGCTTCACGCTGATTCCGCGCCTCTGCGATTTTCTCATATCCTACCGCGCGCAATTCCTGCTCTGAATATTTTCCGATTGCGAACACTGCATACGCTGTAATGTTTTCCTTAACTGATTCATAAATATCATATCTCATATCGTTGACCTCCGATCTGTATTCCTTGCTTCTGATATAAATATAGCATATGTTATCTCCGCTGTCAAGTGTTTTTCGGAAATATTTTTCAAGATAATTACTCATAGAATGGCATATACATTGCCGCATATGCCAGACTATCAATCATTATCTTATAAACTATTGACTGTTGGATATCCTGCTCGCTCCAATGCTGTATTGATATATCGTAACGCATCCTCGCCGCCGTGATCCCTTGTAAACTTCTGAATTTCCGAAAATGACCTGCGCGGCTTCAACTCTCCAATTACATCAGTGAATAAATCAGTCTGACGATAGCAGTTATATTCCGTGTTTTCATCATAGCTTGCGCCGCCTTCTAGCTTTGTAGCTTTCAGACCTAAACGATATCCGATTAATTTCCTGCAATATCCTTTGCCTTCATACTGTGGAATCTGACTGCATACAATCTCAATTGCTTTTCCAGTGTGAATATCGCTGATAAATACGATATGTGCCTGTTTCTCATTCCATATAACATACTTCTGAATATCAAATTTCCACGGATTACCCATCTTGCTTTCCATCTTGTTAAGCTGATCTCTTGTAAGTTTTGCCATTGTAATTTCCTCCTATGTTTTGTGTGTTTGTTTTCCTTACCTTGTAACTACACTCTAGCATATGCTATGCCAGAAGTCAACACCTAATGAAATTTCTATCCAGTCTGTCGATATATTCCGCTGTCATTTTCCACGCCATAATTGATCCGTCATTATATCCAACTTGATACGCACTTAATGATTCACGATTCGGATTTTCCTGCACTATTCTAATCATTTCCTCCAAATACTCACGAATATATTCTAGTTTGGTTTCCGCTGTCAGCATCTCTTTTCCTCCTCCTGTTTATGCCTCGATTATACCATATGTTATTCCACATTGTCAACACTTTTTTGAAATTAATTTCCATGTATCCACGACAGCTTGCCGCGCATCTGCTGAAAATTTTTTCCACGCTATTTCCGCGCGATCCTCCGAATACCCATAGAAATATTCAATAGCCGCGACAAACTGTGATTCCATTTCCGTTTCCCTCCTGTTTGGTATGCTTGCATTATAGCATATGTTAGTCTACAACGCAAGCACTATTTCCAAAAATTTTTATGCTCTGATTTCCTTGTAGTATTCCGACCATGAACATACATTCGTATCATCATCGCCGTCATACCATGCGCGAAACTGTATCATCATTTCCGAGTATGTAAGAATTTCACCTGCTTCCCTGTTCATGTAACACATTTTCTTTTCCTCCTATGCTGTGTGTTTTCCTTGTTTCTGTATGTATTCTACCATATGCTATTTACGCTATCAAGTGTTTTTTCAAAAATTTTTATTCGTACATATGTTCGACAATTTCCAGTTCCGCCAAATTGTCAGAAAATTCTAACTCAATTCCTGCCGTCTGACCTGCCGCGCGCCATTTCCGCGCATCTGCCGCCATCTGACAGGTAAACAGTGTTCCGCATATGATTCCAGTGATTACCAGTGAAATGATCATAGCCGTGATCTGTTTCCATGTTCTTTTCATCTTTCCACCTCCGCGATTTTCCGCGCTCTCACTGCAATTCCTCGACCTGCTCCACAAGTGCTTTAATTACGTTTCCAAGATACTCAATATCGGGATTTTCGTTTCCCTTTGCCAGAATTCCGCACATGATTTCCACTTCATCGCATCTATACTCTTCATCGTCATATCCATCGCTGATGCAGTCTAAAACTCTGTTCGCTAATTCCGCTTTTTCAATTTCCGCGTATGTCATGATCTGTTTCCCTCCGATTGTGTTTTGTTTCCCTTGCTTTAACTACATTATACCATATGGTATCAGGAAGTCAAGAGATTTTTTAATTTTTTTGATTTCCTGCCGCCGATTTCCGATTACTTAATTATTTTCATCGTATTCGATGCAAGCCTCGTCTATGATTTCCATAGCTTGTTTGTATTCCGCGATAATATCATCGCACTTCTGAATGATTTTTTCATCGTATCCAGTGCATCCATCGTTTCATCCTCCTGTTGTGTGTTTTGATTTTTGGTTCATTCATGCCCACGATTTTTATATCATGAGCATGGTCAGCTAAAAATCAGAAGTTTTCATCAATCCATGCGTCTGTCGTCGCGATCTGTTCAGCAGTCATCATAAACTCTGCATAAACTTTATCATAGCATCCGCTGACATCGCTTGCTTTAATGCCGTATGTATTGAATACGTGATTTCTCAATGCCGCCATTTCATCCCTGTTCAGAACGATATTAACTTTTTTCATTTCGTTGCCTCCTGTTGTGTTTTGTTTGCCTTGCTATGATTGTATACTACCATATGGTAGCCTATCTGTCAATACCCTTTTTTAAAAATTTTCATCGCTGTCGTCGTCGATTAAATCATCATACCATTTGTGGTGCTTTGCACCTGTCAGCATACCCATGAAAAAGAATATGCCGAATGCGATCCAGATTTCGATATATGGGATAGTGAGCATTACTGCTCACCTCCCTTCTTTTCATCGAGTGCCAGATTTCTCTGCCGCTTGCCTACGAACACCTCACTGCCGAATGTTGCGCGGATTGTCGCATCGTTCGTGTGCTGATGTTTACGATACTTGCCAGTCTTGCCGATATACCATCTCTTGTGAGGCTTGCTCCATTTCGCGCCCATGCTATGAAGTTTGGCTACCTGTTCAGCGGAAAGTTTGACTTTGCTAGAATCAATCCAGAGCCATGATCCGCATACTTCTACATCACAGCCCATGTTCAGAATTGCGTCGATAATGTCCATGTACTCGGATGCACTCTTGTGTTCAGCGTTTGCGCTGTCTGCATCTGTTTCGTATTTTTCGCCGCTCTTGTTTTCGTGAACGTTTTTATAACGCGCCCACATATCAGCGAATTCGCTCTGCATCGCCTTAAATTGCTCTGCATCGCCGCCATTATCGGGATGTAACTGCTTTGCCCATGCGACATACTCTTTACGGATCTGCTCTGCTGTTGTGCCCTTGAAATACTTGTGAAATGCCATAATGTTTGCCTCCTGTTGTGTGTATGGTGTATGTTTGATTGATTATCTGTATTCTACCATAGGTTATTTGGGAATGTCAATACCCATTTTTAATTTTTTTAATCCTGTGCAAGTACTTTGCAAGCTGTCAATTCATCGGCTGTCAGTCTCACGTCGCACTGACTGATAACATAGGTAGCACCTCCATGATTGAATGATGTATGATTGATTGTTTATGCTTCGCATTGTATCAGAGCAATTAGCATATGTCAATAGGTTTTTTGAAAAAATCTCAAAATATATTTATGTATTTACTTTGCAATACTTTTGTAACATTTGAAAAAAACCATCTTTTTTTTGCGATAATATGGAAGAAACTTTTCAGCCTCGCGCGTGCGCATAATGCGCGCCTGTGCGCGTGCGTGCGTGTATGCGTGTGCGCGTTTCGCGCGTGTGTGTGTACCTATGCGCGTGCGGCTGTGCGTGCCTGTGCATCCTGTGCGCGCAGTGTGCATAATCCATACCAGAGCGCGCAGCATACCCTACCTATGCAGTAGGATTAATACGGTGAAGTGCTAAATACTAGTATTCATACCAAAATAGAAGGAATTACGGGACAGATTTGAAAATGTGTACCCAAAAATGTGTCAAGTATTTTTACTTGACAAAACCGAAACGATTCGGTTTTTGAGCACTCTCTGCCTCGATCTGTTGATAATTTGCACTTTCTGACAAAATGCAAAACCGAACACTTGTTCGACCCAGTACGGGGCAGTTTGACAAGACTAACCTCCGGAAAAAGCGAAAATCTGACGGTAGGGGTTTTTCACATTTCTCAAAAATTTTCTTCGTGTGACCACTTTTGTGACCATTCTAAATTATTCACGTTTCACATGAAACATTTTCAATATAAGTCCTGCTCTCTTCCACTTCGCTCCCATTCGGCGCAAAACCTACGAACTGGCGAACCTACTGGAATACATACACAACTTCGCGCGCAAGCTAATTAAAATCACTATATATAGTTTTGCAAGTTCTCTTGCATTTTTATGAACAAGTTATGCATATTATGCACAAAATCTTGCACTGCCATCGCGCCCAAACTACGCCCAGAAAATGAAGAAAAGTATTGAGCGAAGTTTCATTCATCTGGCTCAAAACCTGCAATCCAAACTGAGCGAAATACTTTTCTTACCCCTAAACAAGCTTTATTTTAACTCGCGCGCCCAAATGGTTACGCGGCGAAAAATGCTCGATTAGCGCGCTCGTTCGGAACTACTAGAATAATAAAAAATATTTATAATTTATATCTTGACAAACAATATAATCTATGTTATAATATTATATATATAAGCTACTATAATATAATATATAGCTTAGTATAGTAATAGCTTATTTAAAAATATATCTATACAGAGCCTAGTATAGTAATATATAGCAGAGTATAGATATATTTTTTGTATTATATAATATATAAGATACATTTATTATACATAGCTTAGTTTAGATTATAGTGGTATAGTATAATACAAAGCTATGTATAATAAAAAAAGACTATACAGAGCTTTGTTTAGAAACTAGCGGTATAGTATAAAGCAAAGCTCTGTATAGCATTATTATACAGAGCAAGTTACTATACTAGCATGATAGTTACTTAACAAAGCTATGTATAACTTATTGGATTTTGCGGCGCAAGTGCGTAAAGAGCAAGCTAAGAGGCATATATGTTTCACCTTGTAATCAAAGTCTTTTAAAAGCCAGAACGCAACTTATTATTTTCGCACTAAAGACTATACATGGCAAGCACAAAACCCCTATCCCCCAAGTTTCGCGCCCCCCTTCCCCCACCTTGTTAAAAATATAACAATAGCAAATGTCAGAATATTCTTGACATGCGAACATAAATGTGTTATTATCCATATGTAAAGCAAAATAAACGGCGGCAAAAATTTATGCGACAGGAAAGGCGATTATGGAAATCATTAAGGATAACACAACACGGCGCGGCGCGGCGGCGACCGAGCGCGAGAACAGAACCTATAAACATACCTGCTTTCATTGCGGGTCAGAATTCAGATACGATTACGGCGACACTTATGAGGGCGCATACGGCGCGCGATATGTACAGTGTCCATGTTGCGGCTCTGAGGAAGTCTGCGATGAGATACCCATGCAGAATCTCACGGCGGTGACGGCGAAGTTCCCACTGCACTACTCGCACACATTCAGCGGCGGCAAAGGCTGTGTCCATGTGGATGACGAGCGAATTCAGAAATACGTTAAAGAAGCGATTGAGTCCATGCGCAACGCGCGCGATCCAGACGACAACATCCGCATGACGACGACTGGCGACGCGGCGATTATCGTTTCAAAACTTGACGGCGATGAAGAGTATTTCGTATTTGTATCGCACGATTTTTACGAAACATTTATACCGTTTGAATACGAGGATTATTTTTGAAGGAAGGAGAGGCGGCAAGGCTGTTGGTATTGATACATGAAGACTTTTAAGATTTACGCTAAATATGTATACGTTGCCGACTGCGGCGAGATTCAGCTTGGCGACGATGCGACGGAGCAGGATGCCGTGGACGCGGCGGTAATGTGCGGATTGGTAACTGATAATATCTGCATGGATGTAACGTGCGCGCGCGAACTGCGCTGTTGCGAAGACCCTGTGGCGATTGAGGATTCGGTCACGGCAGAAGAAGTGATTAAATAACCTGGTTTAATTTTGTCAAATTATAAACTTTAAAATATATTTATGTCGCATTTTGTAAACCGTTTTTAATAACACAAATGGAGTTTAAATACAATGGAATTCAAGAGGTATTCACCAGAAGAAATCGAAGAGATACGCGACGCATGGTGCGTGATATCCTGCGGCGACTGTGTGCATTTCAGTTTCAAGATTGGCGCGGAGGCGACCTGTCCGATGATTGACCATGAGCATATCAAGTTCTACCATCCCTACTTCAAATCGTATGACAACGGCGAGTTCATGAATCTGGTATGTCCTAAGTTTGAGCCAAACTCGATTGCGAAGTGGTTGCGCGAACACTGGTGCGGCGTGGACGCTTACTATACCGACAAAGAGAAAACTAAAGGTAATATTTCATTCTTCGTTGACGGCGACGAGGACACTATCTACCAAGTGCCAGTTGCGCTCTGGTGGCGCGGCGAACACATGGACTCACAAGGTAATCTTCGTTGGGTATTAAAGACCTACATGAAGCGCGTGCGCAAGTCAGAGAAAAATTCTCTTGGTTGGGTTCTTCTGGATGAACGCCCCGATGGGACAGTGTACCGACATGGCACACAGGAGGTATGGAATGGTTGATGTATTTTCACCACGTAGTAGACTTTCGTGCTGTTTTCTGGCGCGAAATAAGCATGAAAGTAAATTTATGTTGAGGTGTTCGCATGGGAAAGTATGGAATTGAAATACGCAATATACCTGCGGCGCAGATATACGAAGTAAATAATGGCGTGCGCGAATACTTCACTTCTACCAAAGCGATGCTGAATAACAGTCTGCTTCTGGACTTTTTGCAGACGCACGGACTGCGCACTTACAAGGATAAATCAACGCGCGATATCGTGTGTATCTCGTTTGACTATGGATCAAAGAGTTACAAGGAAGAGCGCAAGCGTGTGAAGAAACTGCTCGACGGCGCGCAGACAGATGAACGGCGACAAGTCTTCACTGATGTATTGGTGAAGGTAGACGCTAATCAAGCACGGTACGACAAGAAGACGCGCGAGGAACTGCGCACACTCTTCTACTCGCAAGGTGTGAACATCACTTGGGTCGAGAAATATCGTGACGGCACGATTAAGCGCGAGGAATTGATTCATTACCAGATGCTCTTCCGCTCTCCTGCCAAGGCAAAACAGGGCGCGTGCTTCTTCATCCGCGACAAACTCTATGATGCGACGCATGAGTGGATGACTCTTGGTATTCAATTACCAGAAGAGAACGCGGACATTGTTGGCATATCAGCGTATCAATCTCTGGCGGCGAGTACAATTGTCGGGCGCGTGCGCATCCCTATGGAGAAGATACTGATTGTAAAAGACGAGGATTCTTTCTACAAGACGATTGCGGATGTAGTTAAAGCCGAGGATTACGTGCCGAACGCGAAGAAACCGAATGAAGTCAAGAAGCGGTGCGTGGTCGTGCGCGAGGAAACCGAAATCAAGAATACGCTTTGGGACGGCATGGGGCTGTGCGAAGATACGCTGTACCCGAATAAGCAGTGTGGCATGATGCTTCTGCGTAACCGTTTCTTTAAGGCGTGTATGTTCAAGACTCACATTCAGAAGTTCTTCCGCGACTGGTGCGCGCAACACGGCGAAAATTACGAAACTTATGAAGTGCAGGATATGTTTGGCGTTTATCACAGACTGTGCGACATTGAGGTAATTACCACTGAAAATGCAATCAAGTGGAAGAAGTTCGTGAAGTATATGGGCGGCACTCCACAGGCGGCGTATGAATATTGGTGCGCGAAACTGCGCGAGGACAACTGCACATTCGGAATTGTCAAGACAGACCATCCGAGTAAACTTGGCGAATATCAGCAGATGTCATACCAGATGATTAATACGCTCCCTTGCACGAAAGACGAACTGCGCGAGATTATGGCTGATACTGTCAACTATGTATCTGACTTGAAGAGTAATCCAGAAGTCTTCGCGGATTTTGCGCGGCGCAACGCAACCGAAGTGAACAACTACTCTATGCTTGCGGATATGTACAAGAATATCAAGAACATCGAGTTCAGCGACTGGTATCGGCGGCAACGGACTCTGGCAGTACAATCCTATGTGCGCAACCTGCGGCAAGGCAAAGTGGTCGTTAAAGCGGACAATATGACGATTTGCGGCAATCCGTTCGGTTTACTACTGAAAGCCGTTGGCGATTTCAATGGTATTGATTCGTGCTTTGAGGATAAGCCAGATGGCGCGATTAACTGCTACTGTCCGAGATTTGCAGACGGAGAGATGCTTGCAGGATTCAGAAATCCGCACAACTCGCCGAATAATGTAGTGGCATTGAGAAATAAGCATCACCAGATATTTGACAGTTACTTTGCATTGAGTAACAACATCATAGCGATTGATTGTATTCATACAGATATACAAGCAAGGCTGAATGGAGCAGACTCAAATCGGGGTCGGTTCAGTGGAAACACTGTTCAAAAACTATTCGGTGAAAACTGGAAGGCTTAACTGCTAATCAGTTACTAAGCCAGACTGTTAAAGGCAGACTGGAAAGTTCAGAGACTAGGCGTTGAGGAATACAATAATACGCCCAAGAGTGCCGAATACAATTACCTATAGGGTAATTTGAGCGACTTGCAATCGCAAAACCTAACGTTAAACGAGGGTAAAGAGATAGTCCGACACTCCGTTGAAAAGCGGAGAAGCGTAGGATAAAGAGCCTACGATATAACACAATGTCGATTCAGACTTTTGCTTTGTAACTAATCAACCAACCATTGTCGAGTGCGCGAAACGATGCTATCGAGATTATCCGACAATCGTAAATGCACTGAATGAAAGCGGGGTGACTTACAGTAACACACTTGCCGACTATGCGCTGATGGATAACAACTTCTCCAAGAGCAAACTTGGTATCGGTTGGTCGTCGAATATTGCGCAACTTGCCATGTCTTATTACTGGACAGAACTTTATAAGGACGAGTCAGAGCGCGACGGCGAAACGCTGAAACAGTTCTACGATGTGTTCGTTATCATGTCTGTTATTGCGCAGGTAATCATCGACAGTTGCAAGCGGCTGTATGAAGTATCTGGTATGGATATCATTCGCCAGATTCAGTCCATGCCGTGTATGCAGATTGTCGAGGCTGACGAGCGCGACGAGGATGTAGTTCACCGCAAAGACTTCCCGAAGTTCATGAAGTATACGCGAACGGTTGACATAATGCGAGGAGGCAAGATGCGTCCACAGGAAGATATCGCGGCAGACAAGTACAAGATTCGGCGGCGTATCAATTACTCCTTCTCCTGCCCTATGAACTGGTCAGAAGAGATACTGGACGAAATACCGATAAGCACGAAGGTTGAAGGTATTCCCATTGCGGAGTTCATCAAGCCTATGAGTGGCAAGCCGAAGTACAAGCAGATAACCAGAGTAGTCGAAATGGCGAACGACCTGCAAGCGCAAGTCAATAAGTATATGGCGCAGTTGAACGCGACGGACGATGACAATGAAAAACAGTTTGTGATGGAAGGTATTGAGAACGCTTATACAGAAATCGAGAACAAGTTGAAGTCAATGCGATCTATGAGTCAAGCTACAATGCACACGCTGATTGAATGGTGCTTCAATATTCAAGACGGTAATATTGCCACGAAGGAACTGCGGCGCATGATTAGCGCGAACTCAAACACGATATTAAACCTGCTTTACCGGACGAAACCGATGGGATTTTTCGACAACTTCAACACGCGCTGAGAGGGCGATTTGGGCGATTTCGCGAAAAAAAATTCGATTTTCGGGAGAAAGTTGTGGTCAAAAATCGGTCTGGTTTCTAGGTTTTAAGCCAAACGAGCAACAAAAAGTATTGCAACGTTATGAGGGAACAGGTGTTCGACTACAAATACCCCTATAAATCGACGACCACTTCCTTTGTATTTCTACTCCTTTTGTGTGTGGAGAGGGCGGTCAGCGTACCGCTCTCTCATTACTTGACATTGTATGGAGGACGAATTGGAGACAACTTATTTCTATGACACTTGCGCACTACTCAATGTCGGCGGTGAGGCGTTCAAACACCCCTTTATCGTTTCACCAGTTACGCTTGAAGAACTTGACCACATCAAGACGAGCGCGAATAAAGACGAGATTACAAAAGAGTTACAGCGTAATGTGTCGCGGTTACTGAAACAGAATAAAGGTAAATATCAAGTAGTGTCCCCTACACTATACGATGATATTAACAGTATTCGTGAAGAGTTTCACGTACAAGAAACAAACGACAACTTAATTATCGCTTCTGTTGTGTATGCCATCCGCACCCATATGGCAGATAACATTGTATTTTGTACAGACGATATCAACGCCAACCTTATAGCTTCAACTGTATTCGACATCCCCACTGTCGGCTCAGACGCTATCCTTGGCGAACTTGAAGATTACACAGGCTACAAAGATGTTGACTTGACAGATGATGAACTGGGCGAACTTCTCTCCCACCCCACAGAGAATACGTTCGGGTGTCTGCCAAACCAGTACCTTGTTATTCACGACCCAAACAATATCGAAGTCGTTGACGCGCTGAAATGGACAGGTGTGGAGTTTGTTCAACTGCAAAGCAAGCAGTTTGATTCTTACCACATCAACAAAGACGACTTTGATGTAAGGACTCTGGACATTTACCAGAAGTGCGCGCTTGACTCTATGTTGACGAATCAAATAACTGTCATGCGCGGCGCGGCGGGTACTGGCAAAACATGGCTTGGGTTTTCATATCTTGTATGGCTACTTGACACGCACCAGATTGAAAAGATTTATGTGGCGTGTAACACGGTAGCTTCAAAAGATTCTGCACAGCTTGGATTTTACCCCGGAACAAAGGACGAAAAAGTTCTTGGTACAAACATCGGCGGTATTCTGAGCGATAACCTTGGCGACAGGATTGAACTTGAAAGCATGATTCAGAAGGAGCAGATTGAACTGCTTCCTATGTGTGATGCGCGCGGGCGCAGTCTGTCGAAAGGATATTATGCAGTATATATGACGGAAGCTGAAAATATGACAGTTAGTCTTATGCAATTACTTATTCAGCGGCTTGGCGAGAATACCAAATGTATTCTGGAAGGTGACAACGATCAGCAGTTAGACCGCTATGCGTACTATGGCTACAACAATGGTATGCGGCGCGCGTCCGAAGTTCTGCGTGGGAGCAATCTCTACGGAGAAGTGAAACTGCCGATTATTCACCGTAGCACAATCGCGGAACTTGCGCAGAAGATGACTGAGCGAGGGTAAGTGCATGAAAAAATTTATGATGGGTATTTTAACTGGCGTGGTTGTTATCCCGATTCTTGCGGACTGCGTTGAACTTGTCGATATGTGGTTTGAAGCGGCGAAGATTGCGCCGTCGATGAAGGTGACACGCGGCAATGGAGAAATCCAGAAGTTAGCTAGAGAGTATGGTCTTGATGGTGAAGGTGACGAAGATGTGCAATCCATCGGTTTTGAAGTACCTACCGAAGCAGACTACGAAGAAGAGGAAGATGACGGTTACGCCGAATAAATAATTGAAAGGCGTGAATAGTTATCATGGTACTTGACGACGCAGTGAAAAAACTGCCAGATGAAACCGAAGAACAATATATCTGGAAAATTGGTCAGATGGTCGATTCTGGTAAATTTACATGGTCTGCCATTAAGGACACCATAAACAGCGAACTTGGAATTGAAGAAGATAAATGGCGCGATGAATCAGCATTTCGCAAACGGTATAAAGCCGCAAAGCAGTTCTATCTGAATTGTTTCAGCAAGATGCGTGGCGAACAATACAGCGATGATGTAAATGCGCAGATGCGTGATATGCAGATTGAACGCCAGAAACTCGCAGACGAACGTAATTCATATACGCGGATTCTGCGACAACAGGCGCGGTCTGATGCGAATTGGGATTACTTTGAAATGCTCATTCGTGAAAGCGGCGCGCAAAAATACAATAGTAATTCAGCGGCAAATAAGCAGAGGTCAATCAGCGACGACGACTTGGAAATGGCTGTGTGCCTTTCTGACTTGCATTTAGGATTGGACTTTGCTAACAGCTTTGGTAATTACAATTCTGATATTTGTAATCTGAGGCTTCATGAATATGCATTGAAGGTAATTCAGATTGCGAAACAGCGCGGAATTCGTATTTGCCATGTACTGCTTCTTGGCGACTTGATTAGTGGTAATATTCACTTCACCACTCAGCTTGAAAATCGCGAGAACGTTGTGGAGCAGGTACAGAAGGTCGCGGAATATATTAGCGACTTTGTATATGATTTGTCGCAACATTTCGATGCTATATATGTGAATGGCGTTTCGGGCAACCACTCGCGCGTTGGGCTTAAAGAGAATGTCCTGCGTGACGAACGGCTTGACGCTTTGATTATATGGTACTTGAAAGCAAAACTCTCTTCGATAAAGCGGATTGAGTTTACGGATACTTACAACTTTGACGGCACTGTTGGCGCTGAAACTATATGTGGTAATCCATATCTGCTTGTGCATGGCGACTACGATCAGATAAGCGAATCGAGTGTTGGCAAACTGATTACAACGACGAGAATTAATCCAACTGGTATCTTCGTTGGTCATTTGCATACACCTTCATACTCTGATGTATGTGGTATTCATGTCGTGCGCTCTGGCAGTATGTGCGGATCTGGCGATGATTACACGGTAAGCAAGAGGCTATGCGGAAAGCCTAGTCAGACGGCGGTTATCTGTGATAGTGACGGCATCGAAAGTATTTATCCGATTTATTTTTAATGGGCGCATTGTCCCAAAATAATTGACAAGACAAAAATAATTGATAGGAGAAAAACAATGAGTAGTGAAAATTATACTAAGAATGACCTCGCTAAAGATATTCAGCGAGACACAGGATATTCAGTGAGCGCAATCAGCGAAGTGCTTGGAAGTGCTATTACTCACATTCAAGATGTGCTTGTGAACAGACAGCCTGTCTATATCGGCGGTATCGGCAAATTTGATTTTCTTGACAGACCTGCGCGCGAAGGACGCAACCCGCGTACTGGCGAGGTAATTATGATTGAGTCTAAAACTGCCGTGCGCTTCAAGCCTTGTTCTGAACTGAAAAGGCTGATGAATCCTTAACGGTTAGGCGGTGACACCAATGGCTAGAACGATATCGAAATCAACGCCAACAATCAAACCGCCGACAAGGTATCATTGCCTCTGCTGTAATAGATTTTATAATACAGCACCGAGTTATTTTCAATCTTCTCACGGCGAGGAGTTTAAATACAACAACGGTTTTATTACGGTATGCAATAGTTGTTTGGACAAGATATATGCAAAGATACTGCGTGCTTGCGATGATGATGAACTGCAAGCGATACGGTATATGTGTATTCGGTTCAACTGGTATTTTGACTTTGATTATGTAAACTCGTTACAGCCATTGGACGGTCAATCGCTATTTAAATGTTTTCTGGACAACAGAAACAAACAACGAGGCGTAGACGATGCAACTTACATCGACACGCTAAAACGCGATTCTGCGCTTGGTGTCAACGTTAATATCAATAATCTTGCGCATGATTTGCAAGCTGACGAGGATATTGCCGACGACGGCAACTTTGAAGTCACGCCAGAGATTACTGAGCGTTGGGGAAGTCATTATACTACGGCGCAGTACGCTGAACTTGAAAAGCATTACCATATGTTGCACAGATACAATCCAGACTGCACAGGTAATCAAGAAGTATTCATTAAGAATCTCTGTTCGCTGAATCTATTGCAGAATGAAGAGTTGCAACAGGAAACACCCGATGTTGACGCTGTGACAAAACTTATGTCGCAGTACCAAAAAATATTTTCGACTTCTGGACTTCGCTTGGAAGAACAGAAAGATGACTCTGCTACTGCTCCACTTGGCGTGACACTTTCGCTTATCAGTCAGTATACGCCAGAGGAGTATTACAAAAACAAAAAAGTGTTTAAGGATTACACAGGTATTGAAGAGTATGTTGAGCGCAACATTACTAGACCTGTTATGAATATCGTGCAAGGTTCAAACGTTCGCGACCCCGAATATCATGTGCAAGGGGACGGCGAAGGTGAGATGACATCATGAAGGTATACACATGCTCGCCAGACGCAGACGAGGTTCAGCGCGAAGTATATAAGAACTTCCCAAAGGGACATTGGTTAAGCGACCCAAAAAATGTTGACCACTTGCTTCAATGGAACACGTTCTTTCGGCGTAACCTTGAACGTGTGGCGATTGATTATTTTCAGATTAATCTCTATCCGTACCAAGAAATGATTTTGCACGAAATGGGTGTGTCTAGTGAGAACACGATTCTCGCAAGTCGAAATACTGCGAAGACTTTTATGACTGCGTTGTTTAGTTGTTGCTATTGTGTGACGCATCCTTATGGAGAAGTGCTGATTTCAGCCTCAACCAAAGGACAGGCGAATATCATGATTAATACCAAAATCAACAACGAGTTGCGGCACTTATCTCCCGCGCTCGACAAAGAGATTTTGGAAATCAAGAACAACAACGATACGTGTCAATGTAAATTCAGAAACAATGCGATAATCACTGTAGTAGTTGCAAGCGAAAATTCGCGCGGTAATCGTTCGACGGTATTGATTCGTGAGGAGTATCGACAGCTTAAAGCGTCTGTTGATGATAGTGTCCTCGCGCCGTTTCAGCACCCTAGACAAGCACCATATATTCATAAACATCCTTACGACACAATGATTGAGGAAGAGTTGAAGGAATCAATCAAGCACTCTTCCGATGATAAGACGGTTACCAAATCTGGACTTCTTGAACAGCCGACAGATATCTACATCTCATCTTCTTGGATTGACACCAAATCGAAAGACGAATTTATCTGGCGCATCGCGGATAACACGATTGCGAATATGGCTAAAGGGCGCGACTCTACGTTCTTGGCGTTTGATGAATCTATCGTATTAAAGCATGGTCTTAAAACGATTGAGTTCATGGAAAACGCGAAGCGTAAGACTGACCCGATGGTTTGGCAGACTGAGTATTTAAATTTGCGTGTGCGCGAAAACACTGCGGCGTTCTTCACCTATAACACGCTTAATAAGAACCGTACTCTTGCACAGGTATGGTATCCGCGTCTTGACTTAGACGTAATAAATCACAGAAAGAATCCGTATCAAATTGCCAAACAGCAGGAAGAGATACGGATTATATCGTGCGACCTTGCGTTTGTTGAGGGCGCGAAAAACGATAATTCTATTTATCTCTGTATGCGTTGTCTTCCAGATGTAATGGAGGTAAACGACGCAGAAAATGGAGATGCGATTAGGCATGGTTTTCATAAGCTAGTCCCCTATCTTGAACATCACAATGGTATGTCAGCACTGAATCAAGCTGTGCGCATTCGCCAACTGTTTGAGGATTTTCAAGCCGATTATCTAATCTGCGATGCGCGCTCTGCGGGTGTGGCAATCATCCAGAACTTGTCGAATAGACTGTACGACAAACTGCGCGGACAAGAATATGACGGACTTGGAATTATGAATGACGAGAAATTAGACAGGTATTCAACTCCCAGTTCGCGTAAAGTAATTTACGCAATGACGGCAAGCAAGAAGTCAAACTCTGACATGGCGTATGATTTGCGGCGTGCGCTTAATGAAGGAGAAATTGAACTTCCTATTCCTTTCGCTGACGCAGAAACAGCGATACTTGCCAAGAACAAAGATTATATCGGCGCAATCGAAGGTGAAACACAGGCGTTCTATGAGCGTCCATTCCTAGAGGCGCAACAGCTTGTATCTGAAATGACACAGCTTGTATATACAATGGATATGGCGCAGAATGTCATGATTCACGAAACTGGAACGAATCGCAAGGATAGGTTTTCTGCTCTACTGTATGCCAATTTCTTTGCGGATATTATATTGCCGACGCTTATCGGCGGCGGATCGTCGCATGAATACCAATGCCTTGCTAATTAATCTTGTCTATAGGACATTATAGCAAACATGATTTAACGGTACATAATTTGTATTTATGCAAAAAGTTGTATCTTTAAACAATCGAAAGGAGGGTCTACATGCCCGAAACTGAGAAGGTGCAGAGTAAGCAACCTCCGAAGAAAAATAATTACAGACGGCGCAAACCGAATCGTAATTACAAAAATAATACTCAGAGTGCTGTTGAATCCAATGCGTTCAGCAGTATGTATGCAATACAAGTAAGAGATGCTTTGCTGTCTAGCGGAGTGTTTGAGAAGTACGGCGAAGATGATGTGCTTACCGTGCTTGAAGACCCAATGAACAATTACGAAGAGATGATTAACATTGCCAACTATGTATATAACAAGTCTGGTATTGTCGGAGGCGCGATTGACTATATGACTGCGCTCCCATGTCTCAATCGTATTGTGGTTCAAACTTCTGACACGCCAACAGGCAACGCAAAGAAAAATAAAAGTCTTATGACTGCGACAATGCAGACGATAAACGATAAGCAGTTTATCCGTGACGCACTGAATACAGTTATGAGAAACGGTATCTTCTTTTACTACTTTGAAACCAAAAAGAAGCAAGGACTTACCGAAAAATATCTTGACGATTTTGATGTACACAATATCTACGAAATCAACGAGGCGGGAATCAATGCCAATATTATTACTCTTCCGTGGAAATACACGCGAATTGTAGGTAAACGCAATGGGCGTTATGTGCTTGCATTTGATTTAAGGTATTTTGATTATTTCGCCACACAGGAAGATCGAGACAGAAAACTTAAAGCCTATCCGCAGGAGATTCAAAAGGCGTATGTCGCTTGGAATCACGGCGCGAACGGTATGAAACAATGGGTTGTTCTTGACAACAACAAAACGATGTGTGGCAAAATCAAGTGCTACGATTCTGAGCCTTGGGGCAGACCACTGGCAATTACTGCGCTGAATGACCTTATGTATCAAGGTAGATTTATTGATACGAAGCGTCATGTGCTGAATGAAATCAACCATCAAGTTGTAGTGCATGAACTGCCAGAAGGTGAGCGCAAAGGTACTTGCGCGCTGACAGAGGCGGGACAGAAACATCAGCATGAAACTGTCAAGAATGCAATTCTGCATAAAAATACATTGGAAGGTACATCCGTCATTAGTGTGGCGGCAGGTACAAAACTCAGTAATCTCAAACTGGAAACGAATGATATTTTCGACCAGAAGAATGAGGCTGACTTAAATAATACCATTGCGCTTGATATGGGTATCTGCGCTTCTCTGCTTGGCTCTATGGCTACAAGTGGCAACTATGCGGCGCAGGTCAACAACCTTCAAATGGTTACGGCACAAGTTTACACGTTTGTCGAGATGATTGCGCGTGAACTTAACTATGTAATTGATAAGAATATCATTCATAGCAACGCAAAGAGTCATGTCGAGATTTATTACTTCAACAGCAGTTTTGTCAATCAAAAGGAATCGTTTGAAACCATGAAGTCTCTGTTCACAGAGGCAGGTGGCAGTCTGCGTTTCTTGATTGCTTCTGCGGGAATAGACCCCGATATGTACTTGAATGTATTGAAATCTGAGTATGATGAGAAACTTTATGATTGGGTGAAACCACATCAGACAAGTTACACATTAAGTAAAAATGATTCAAGCACTGGCAGACCAGAATCCGACAACCCGACTGATAACACTATGATGTCAAGGGCGAACGGCGCAGATGATTTGCCAAGTCCATCTGACTAAGACGATATAGGAGGAAGTCATGTCAAACATTAATGGTCGAATCCTAGAAATTTCGTCTGATGATAACAGTAAACTGGCAGGACGTAGCAGAATCAAACTGATACTCCATACGATTTACCCCGATGATTCGCACGAAACAAACTCCAATGGTATTCATTGGGTGCGCAAATATACTGAGGCGAATCTGGTATCCGTGCAAGGTATGCCGATTGCGGTAAGTTTTGCGGATGACGAAAAGTCCATACCTCTCGGTCATGGTAATATCGAATTTCGCAAAGAGAACGGCAAGGTAACTCCTGTTTTTGAAGGGAGCGAAACTGTCGGTCATATCGAATCTGCTTCTATCCAGACCTTATCAATAGATGGAGTAGAACAGACAGTTCTTGTCGGCGACGGCGTTCTTTATAATCAACGTTACCCGAATTTTGTTGACTACTGCAAAGAAGCAATCTTGCTTGGATCTCTGAAAGCAAGTATTGAGATTTGCGGAACTGACGAAAATGACGGCAATATTATTTACGACGGAGAGCGCACTGACGCATTTCGTATTCCTATGGTCTATGACTACAGCGGAATTGCGATTCTTGGCGTTAAAGAAGCTGACGAAAACTGCTATGTCATTGAAGTAAATGAAAAGATATCAGACGAAGACAAGAAGGAGGTTAATCCTATAATGAATGAGGATGTAATTAAAGCACTCATTAGTGACACCATCCGTGAGGCTCTTTGCAGAAACGAAGAGTACGAATCGAAGATGTCCGAACTGAACGCACAGCTTGACACTATGAAGAGCGAGTGCGCCGCTAAAGATGCGCAGATTGCAGAACTCAACGCACAGATTGAAGCTAGTAAGAAAGACGCTGAGTCTTGCGCGGCTGACCTTGAGAAATGCAATTCTGAACTGAACGAGATTAAGAAGACCAATGCACTGAACGCACTGAATGATGCTCTGGCTAAATTCAGCGAGGACGAGCAGAAGGTCGCGGAAGTTGAAATCAATGCTTACAAAGAGAATCCGCTTGAGGGAAATCTTGATGTAATCAATACCAAGATTCTTGCAGGTATCGGCGAAGCGAAGATGAAAGCTGACGAAGAGGCAAAGATTGCGGCTGAGACTAACGCCGCGAAGGATGATTCTCTTGACATTTTCGGCGCAGTTGGAACTGACCCGAATGGCGCAGACGAGTCGATTTTCTAAAACAAAATACTTTTGTAATTCTATCTAAAACATAGGAAATTCAAGGAGGATTAAGGTATGTATAAGTTTCACAAACTGAACGGAATTAGTAAGCATATTTACGAGTCCGTTGTTGCAGGTGCAGATATTCAGAATGGTCGGCTCGGTACTGTTGCTGGTGGCAAGTTCACTGTTTCCGCTGACGGTACTTATGCTGTAATGCAGATTGCAAAGGGAGATGTTACTTCCGCTGATTTCGATATCGCAAAGGGCGAGGATGTTCGCGTCGTAGAACTGGCAAAGGTTGGCGACGAGGAACTGGATGTATCCGCTACTTCTCTTGCTGATTCTGTAGATGTATCTAAGCTGACGACTGCATCTAAACTGGCATCCGATTCTGAGGGTAAACTGGTTGTTTCTGAGACTGGTAAACTTCAGTTCGTTAAGGCTATCGAGTTTGACGGCAAGGGTATTGTCGTTAAGGTTGTAGCGTAACTCATAACTACAATATCGAAAGGAGAATAAAATAAATGTCTGTTAATTATAGCATTGAGATGAATAATGCACATAAGGACAGCGCATCTGTGCGCGATAAATTTCATAAGGGTCGCCCTGTTGTAGAGGTATTCTCCTCTATGGTTAAGGGTGAGCCGATTGCTACCCATGTTGACGCAAAACTGGCTGACAAGGCTATGGACTACATCAAGGGTCTTGGCGAGAAAGCATCCGCAGGTGACACCTCTGCTATGGCAGAACTGAACGCTCTGCGTGTTATCGAGATTCAGCCGATTCTGCAAGAGGAAATCAAACTGCTCGGAATCTTTGGTTCTTATCAGAACATGGGATGGGACGAGACTATCTACATTGAGACTTACAAGCACACCGCACAGTCTGTGAATCAGCAGGCAGAGGGTGTTGATGTAACATTCCCGACCATCGTTAAGGATCGTTACCCGATTGCTCCTGTGACTATCTCTGGTGGTTACAGCGTGAACTATCGTCAGCTTGCTGTTGGCGACGCTTCCAAAGAGAATGAGGGTATGAACGAAGTTCGTAAGATGATTATGAACAAGGCTGTTCTGTATGTTGCCAAGACTATCGTTGACAAGATTCAGAACGCAAAGGGCGTTAAGTATTTCTATGAGAACGAGGGTCTTGTGAAGGAAGATGTTGACGCACTTCTGACCAAGATTCGTAGATTTGGGCGTCCGTCCGTTCTTGGTGACTATGCTCTTCTGAGCGAGTTCACTCCGTGGGCGGGATTCAACTCTACTGTTTCTGGTATCAAGGGTATCTCCGATGCTCTTATCAACGAGATTAACGACAATGGATTCCTTGCACGTTACAACGGCGCAATCCTGTCCGAAATCCCGAACCCGTATGATCTGACTCAGATTGACGGCGATAACTTCAAGCCGCTGTTCCCTGCCGGAGTTGGCTTTGTCGTGCCGCAGGGTGGACAGACTTCTGCAATTCAGACCTTCACACAGGGTGGTCTTACTTCCTTCTCTGGTAACGATGTTGTTACTGGTGAGACTATGACCAGATTTGACCTTGCTGTTGCGGCTGATGTTGCAAAGGGTCGTGAGTACGAAGTCGGCGTTATCGTTGATAGCAAACTTGGCACTCTGTAATTAAAAACATACACTAAATCTTAAATAGATTCATTAACGTGGGAGGCTCTTAGTAGTCTCCCATTTTTAAGGATTACGACATGGAAGAAAAACATAGTAACATCTTTTTCTGCTATTCGTGGAAATTGTGTTCTTTCCTTCGTGCGCTTGGGTTTCAATACAAAGATATTAACGTAAACAAAGTCAGTAATCATAGGTACTGGACATTTGAGTATTCGCCGCAGTTCCGCGAGGCTCTGGCTCTGTATACCGAATTGAAGCACAAGTTTAATTAATACAAATACTTGATATGTACGAACTAATTGAAAGGATTAAGAATGGAGAATACAAAGTCAACAACTACAAAAACAAAAACTACTTCTCCGCGCGCGAAACAGGCGACTGAAACCAAAGAAGAACTGAACATGAATGACAAGGTTGAGGTATTTAATATCGCGCCTTGGCACGTATCGTTCTCTTCAACAAACAATGCGGCTGTGCAGTTTGCACCAAGCGGAAGTCTTCGACTGCGCCGTGACGAGATTGTAAATCAAGTTGAGCGCGGCAATCGACTTTTCACTGGTATTGATAATGAGGGTGGTCACGCCACTCTATATATCAATGACGCTCCGACACGCGAGTATCTGCGCTTTGACGAAGACGGCAGACCACAGAACTTCCTCACCGAAGATAAGGTAAAGGAACTGTGCGCGATTTCAAATATCAATACGTTCAAGAGCAAAGTGAAGAATGAAGTAGTAACCAGAGCAGAAAAGGCGTACATGCTGAAATGTATGGAAGACCTGCATATCAACGACTACGACAAGCGGATTTTTGTCGAAAGTCATTGCCAGTTTTCACTTTTCTAAATTAAGGGGAAGACAATCATGGGTATTACAACTGCATACGTTAAAGATATGTTTGAGTCTGCGATAATCAGTAGAACGATTATACCCGATGATCTGGAAGATATATGGCTGAAACGTGCAGTTGCGAGATATGCTTTTGAAATTTATCCAATAACATATGACGAGAGTGAAGGTACGATTACAGTGCCGACTTTTGACGCGCTGACAGACGACGATGTTAAAAACACATTGTACGAAATCACTGCCGATACTCTCGCATTGTATATGCAACTTTTCTGGAAGGAAAGGGATAAGGCAAGAATTAATAATCGTTCGCAGATTGTCACTAAGGATTTAAGCCTTAATGGTGGCGGCGCGATTTACTCCGCTGTCAAGAGCGATTACGAACAGATTCAAGCTGATATTGCCGACCATATTCAAAAGCTGAAAACACCTGCGTACTCTTCAACCGAAGAAGAAGATTAAGGAGGTTAAGCATTGAAAGAATGGTACTTAGCTTCCGAACAGTCAAGAGGTGACACTGGCGTTTCAGACCTTGCAGATATTTTGAGTAGCGACGGAATGGCGGCACTTGACGAGATTATGGATACTGGTATACGAAATACCGTTAAAATCTACGACTCTGATATGTCGAATGAGAAAACCGTCGATTGCATCATATCTAACAAGTCAGTTAATACCTACTTAGGAACGCACACGGTTCAGATGCTTTGCCATCCGAATACGATTAAGGCGGGTAAGTACGTTAAGTATAATGGCAGATATTGGCTGACGATGGGACTGGTAGAGAATATTTACGACATTTACGAGAAGATTATTCTTGCATTGTGTCAGATTGAAGTGAAGTGGCAGAATGAGACTGGCGCGGTAATTAAACGTTGGGCTAATGCAAATTCAGCGTCGAAATACGATACTGGACTTACGCCAACATATTACTACACGACTGCCAGTAACAACTTCACGTTAATCTTTCCGTCCGACGACGAGGTTAATAAACTATATCAGAAACGTGTATTTCTTGGCGACCACGACTTAGAGAACAAAGTTTTCAAGATTACGCGAGACGATGACATATTGTATATGTACGGAGACAACGGTGAATGTGATTCGTTCATTGTTGCACGTGACAAATTTCATCCAGAGGCAGACAGGCTAGACCTTGGTCTGTGTGATTATTTCGAGCCAAAGGACATTTCTGGCAACGAGAAATGGCTAATCGGGGGAGACTCCGTGCTTTATTCGGGATTACAAGGTGAGTTCTCTATCGAGCATTATACCGATGGCGCGCCGACTGACGCTGACTATTCGGTAGAAGTTGATGCGCACTCTTCTGCTCTGGACGCTGAATGGAGTAACAGCGACGGTGCTGTGTCTTGCAAGGTAACTACAAGAAATGGTGAGACTACAATATCTGGCGGCGGCAAGTTACTTTTGACCGCTAACGACACAGATGATATTGGTAACACAATCACTATCAATGTTATTCACGATGGTACAAACGTTGCATCCAAAAACGTTGCGGTAGAAAATTTCGTCTAATGGAGGTGCTGAATGGCTGTTAAAGATATTGGTCATTACAAGAATATCATAAACAAAGCACTCTACGCGGACGATAATTTGCGAGTAGCGTTGCTTGGCAAAAACTATAAAACAGAACTAACAACCGAAAGTGCTGTCATTAAAAGTCTACATGAACATATCAAATCGCATTTATTTATTGACGAACCGATTCTCAAAACGTTCTCATATGTCATGTACGATGTGGTAATACCAACTTCGTATGATAAGATTCAGACCATGCAGTTAGTCGTGTATGTATTCTGCGACAAAGACTGTATCGACAATCTGAATGTGAAAAACTATGAGGGCAATCGCAACGATATCATCTGCGAAATCGTCGATGGTATTCTGACGAGAAATGATTTAAGGAGAACATATGGTATAGGAAAATTGGAGTTATCCAAACTGGATTTGTTTGAAAGGCAACAGACTGTGGCGGGTAAGATTCTTACTTATGCAGTCCCGAATTTTGCATGAAGCTATCCTACTCTGAACTGAATGATAGAAATGACATTTCTATTGATACCGAAGGGCAGCACGTTGGGTATCTCCGCAAATTCCCTATCTCAGAAATAAGCCAGAACTACAGCACATATAGTCTATACCTTGACATTATGACTATGACCACGGCGGGTTACTTTGAGCGCAAAAAGAAATTAGAAGAATATGATGCTCTGCCTATTGATGAAAAGAGCAAACTCAATGTGTTTACTCTTCTCTCGCACGACCAAGAATATCAATGGATGTTTTTGGCGGCACTCAATTTCTTTTTCAGAGAGAGTGTTCAATATGACCCAACGGCGAATATGTACATAACGTATGAAGTGAAGGATGGAGAACCGAAAGCTATCGGCGCGATTACTTACACGATGTGGGGTGAAATATCGGAAATGATTGCGCAGATGAATCATGTGTCTATTGAAATGGACGAACAGGATTTATCAAAAGCCGCCGACGAGCGCACCAAGAAAGTTATGGAGAAATTGCGTAAGGGGCGCAAGGCTCTCAAAAAGGCGCGCGAAAAGACGAACGGCGCACGGATGGAATTAGGTAATCTGACTTCAATTATCGCCACGTTTGTCAATGGATACAACTATATGAACGTTTATGATTTGACTGTATTTCAACTGTATGATACTTACAATCGTTTTCTTATGGGCGATGTGTACGAAATCAATCGTATGGCAGTGTCCGTATGGGGCGATAAAGAGAAGAAGTTCGACTTGTATGCGAGACAAGAAAATTTGACTGTAGACAAAAACGAAAATAAAGTTAGCGAAAGCTAACTATAAATACAATGAGTAAATCTATTCAAGGAGGATTAATAAATGTCTGGTTATAATATGGCTAACCGCGAGGTTTGCAATCTGATTTGGCTTGACTATACGACCAAGAAACCTGCGCATTACATGGACTATGCCAATACGACCACAACCAACTTTGAGGGTGAGACTGTTTACGCTTACGGCGGTATGGGACATCCGAAGAGAGTTGCGTTCGACGGCGACAAGGGTGGTACTGTTGAGATTGAGACTCAGATGCAGAACTACGAACTCTTCCAGATTCTTACTGGTGGAGATGCAACAAAGACTGCAAAGTATTATGTCCGCGAGAAAGCTACTGCTTCCGCAGAGGGCGCAATCACTCTGAGTGCTACCCCTGTTGAGGGTACTGCTGTCGCGTTCCTTGCTGACGACGACTGCGGCACTGTACTGGAAACTACTGGTAGTGGCACGACTCTGACCGCCGCTACTGCAAAGGGTAAGGATGTTGTTGTGTATTACATGAAGCAGGTTGAGGGCGTTAAGGCTATCAGCGTTAAGTCCACTTCCTTCCCGCACGACTACATCGTTTATGGCGATACCATTGATAAGGGAGAGGACGGCAAGTTCTACACCTTCCGTCAGACATTCTACCATCTGCATCCGCAGACAAACTTCTCTATCGGTTTTGCCAACAACGGCGATCCTGCTTCTATTACTCTAACCTGCGATATCCTTGCCGACAAGGATAACAACTTCGTAGACATGGTAATCGAAGACCCGATTGACTAACAACTAGCGATGAAGTAAATGGGATGGTTCGCAACCATCGGGAGCGTCCGCTATACACGTTGATGTATAGGAGTATGGAATACGTGCGCAATTTGCATTGGAAACAGAAATCCAGAAGGACGGGGAGCGCGAGTCAGCGTGTGGAGAGGCTGATATTTAAATAACTATTATGTGCGGCTGACTTCGGTTGGTCGCACTATTGATATGGGAGAAATTATTTTGATAAAAGAATACACAGTCAAGAAAGTAATGCCGAACGGTACTATCGTGTACACGGACGGCGACAAAGTAACTGGTTGGGTTTATCAAAAGAAAACGCCTGTTTATGGTGACAAAATTTACCTTGATGAATCTGGACGCGCGGTCGAGAAACCGAAACCACAACCGAAACCTATCGTTGTGCCGCGCAGGAAGAAAAACACTTCACTGGAAAACGCGGAGTCTGAGAATGATGAAGCAGACAAAAGTTAATCGTTGTTGCAAATAGGCGTGTAGCTACGATTAATAGCTATGCGCCTTTTTTTTATTCTAGGTGTAATTATGTGAAAGGGCAATATATGAAATTTGAAAGTTTGGACGATGCTATTAAGTGTTATGGCAAGAACAACCTAGTCGCTATCTCCTTTCTAAAGCAGATTATCTTTTACACGAAGCACGGCGTACAACCTTGTTTCATTTGGGAGTCTGAGCGCAATAAGGGAAAACTCACTTGTTGGTATCTAAAATCTGAAACTGAATACATTAACAAACTTTGGAAGGATAGTAAGGAAGATGGCGTACAGTAAATATCATGTCGGGCGCAAGGCGAACCGTGAATACAAAGGTATCACTTATGACTCGACGCAGGAAATGGAATTTTACAGAGATTATCTTGAACCGAAACTAGAATCTGGCGAAATCACTGATGTTCAGCGGCAGGTAAAGTATGTGCTACAGCCAGAGTATAAACACGACGGTAAGAAAGTGCGTGAGATTGATTATGTCGCGGACTATGTAGTGACAGACGCAAAAGGGCAAGTAATTGTATACGATGTGAAAGGCTATGCAGATGCACAGGCGAAACTCAAACGGAAAATGTTCTGGTATGTATATCCAGACCTGCCGTACATTTGGGTGGCGTTTGACAGTGCGTCAAAACGGTGGACTACTTGGGAAGACGCGCGCAAAAAAGCGAATCGGCGGCGCGCCATGTCTAAAGCTAAAGCTAAGAAAACTACTTCAACGGAGGAATAAATAATTGAAAAAGAATAATCCTAGTATCAAAGATGTTATGACCAATGATGATTGCCATATTTTTACCAAGCTGTTAGCTTCGGCTTACTACAGTTATGACCCCGAAACTGATGATATGAAAGCAACACCCGATGTTGTCTATGATGTAATGCGTATGCTCTTCTATCAGTATGCGGTTGACGGCATTGAGTTTGAAACTATACCGAATGAAGACGGCGACGACACGCTTGAAGAATATGAGAATCCGCTTGATGTGTGCGACAACGATCCAGAGATTCTTGGTATCTATGAGGACTACGTGAACGGCACATACGACGGTAAGTTTATCGCACGGCAGTTGTCGAAGATTATAGTTGACGCGCAGACTATCGCCAACTTTGAGATGCAGAAGTATCTGAATAATCGCCACGATGACCTTGGCAGACTGATTGAAGGGCTTGCAAGTCTTGGGCGCGTAATTGAAAACACGGATTGGACTCACGTTAATGCGCAGATGTTCTCTGACTCGCTTGCGCGCGCGTTCACAAATTCGCCGTCTATGCTGAAACTGTTAAAGGAGATTGAGGCGGCAAATGACAGTGGAACAAATCAAAGCGAAGATAAAGAATGAACTAAGCAACGCCATGTACGAAGTTAAAGCAAAGTCGGATTCGATTGTTGACGAATCCTTTGCTCAATTCTATGCGGGTGGAAGTCCATCACTATATGTGCGTACTGGTGGTTTAAAGACTGCAAAAATCAATTCTCCTGTTATGGTTTTTGGCGATACTGGCAGTGTGCTTGTTGGTTTTGAACCTAGCCAAGTTATCACTCATGCAGGCCCGAACGTGCAATATGGCACTGTGCTTAGTAAGTCGCTTTACCATTCTGGTTATGAAGTATTTATGAACTCTGAGGAAGGTCAATATGGTGCGATGCATCCTGTCGTTGGTAATAGCGGCTTCGCGACAGAGGGAGTAATCAAAATCATGTTGGCTGTCGATGAAATTTTCGCAAAACATTTCTCATAAAGGAAGGTGATTGATTTTGGCAGATTATTCCGTTAATGTGCAAGCGAAGGTTGACTCCAAAGCACTTGACGCATTAGAGAGTAAAATAAAGTCTTTACAGAACTCGCAAATAAACATTAACCTAAATGTTTCTGGCGCAGTTAATCAAATAAATGCTATAGCGCAGGCGGCGCAAAACGCGGGTAAAGGAATGTCTACTGCTTTCAACATGAAAGATAATGCTTTCACGAATGGAAGCATGGAGGCGGCAATTGCGCGCGTAAACAAAGGTATGTCTTCGATGCAACAGAATACTGCCGCATATGATAAAGCCAATAAATCCCTTGGTGATATGCGACAAGCATACGAAGACGCAGGTAATGCGATTGCAAAGAATGATGCGGCGGCGGCAAAGTCAGCAACTTCACAATTTAATCTAGCAAATAAGATTGCGTCTAATCAACAAAAAACTGTCAAGTATAATGGCGATTTACTTGAAAGTGAAAAGAAAGTTTATGATATGCAACGCCAGATGTCTGAGTATTGGGATAAAAATACCAATATGCATGACACGGCACAAGGACAGCAATTAAAGTACCAGTATCAACAGCTTGAAGCAGGTAAAACTACTATTGCGCAGTCGCAACAAATTAGTGCGGAATACGCAAGAATCAAGAAAGAAGTATCTGCTAGTGGTCTTGCGGGTAAGTCTATGTGGACTGAACTGGGCGATGCAGGTAAACGCCTCATGGAGTTCACTGGCGCATACACTGCTATTCAAAAGGGCATCGACCTTGTAAGTAATTCGGTCAAGGAATTAAAGGAAGTTGACAATCAGCTTACTGAGATTTCAAAGGTATCAGATTTAACCGATACTCAGATTACCAAACTTGGACAGGACGCTTTTGATTCTGCTTCTAAGTGGGGCAAAACTGCGGGTGACTATCTTAGCGGTTATACCGAAATGGCGCGTGCAGGTTTTAGGGGCAATACCGCAAAAGGTATGACCGACCTATCAGTTATGGCGCAAGCGGCAGGTGACTTGGATGCTGATACAGCAAATAGTTATCTTCTTGCGACAAATGCGGCGTTTCAATATGATGGCTCTGTCGAAAAATTAACTGCGGCACTCGATGGACAGAATCAAGTGTCAAATTTGAACGCGGTTTCAATGCAGGATATGGCAGAAGCTACTGGTAAGGCCGCATCCGTAGCTTCGACTTATGGAGTGAAGGTTGACCAACTTTCTGCTCTTATCGGTACTATGCAAGCAACCACTCAGCAAGGCGGCGACGCGGTTGGTACTGCTCTTCGTAATATCTTGATGAATGTCGAGAACACAAAGACAAAGACTATCGTGGATACGTTCGACCAAATTGGCGTAGCACAGACGCAGATGGTTAATGGCGTCAAGAAGTCGCGTTCAGCTATTGATATTCTGCGCGATTTACATAGTGTATGGCAAGACCTCGCAACTGATGACCCTATGCGAAATACCATCCTTAATACTCTTGGTGGTAAACGTTCGGCTAACCAACTTGCGGCATTGATGAATAACTGGGATCAGTATGAGAAGATGCTTGCTCAGTATTCGCAAGGCGGCGGTTCGGCTATGCGCGAGGCTGAGAAGTCGGCGAATAACTGGCAAGGTTCACTTAATCGTCTGAGCAATACATTCACAGGTCTGGTTCAAAACTTTGCCAACTCCAAAGGTATCACAAACGCTATCAATATGCTCAATAACGTATTAAGGGTTATTGACCAGATTACAAGCAAGGTTGGTGCACTTGGAAGTCTTGGCGGTTTAATGGGATTCATTAGCGGCGCAAGAGGGCAAAGTCCATTTGCGAGTGCTATTATGAGTGCGCTTGGAGGCAACGGTTCTGGTAAAGGTATTCTTACTGGATTATTCAGACAGATTGCTCCTACTGAATTATTTAAGAAGACTAAGGATAGTATTGATAGCGCAACGCAGTCTACTGGTAAATTTGCCGAAGGAATGAAAAAGGGCGCAACTGCCGCAAAAGAAACCGCTACCGCTACTGGTGAGATGCAGAAGAACGTTGAAAATTCTTCTAATGCTACTTCTGATATGGGCGAGAAGGTATCGCAAGGTGTTGGTGCTTCGCTCAAAAGTTTAGCTAGTAGTTTGATTAGTGGCGTAATTTCTGCGGGTGTAAATATGCTCGTTGGAATGGCACTACAAGCGATATTTACTGCTGTTGATAATAAAATTCATGAGCGTGAATATGCGGCTGAAAAGGCGGCGACTTCATACGCTACAGCACAGGAATCGCAGTCGAATCTTGAAGATACTGAGTCTCAATTAAAAGATGTTGACGACCAGATTGCGGCGATTAAAAGTAAGGGTACTTTAACTCTTGTTGATAAAGCGCAATTACAAGACCTTGAACAAACTAGAACTAAACTTGAATCTATTAAAGAGTTGCAAGAAATTCAACGCAACTCAGATGTAAAGCAAGCGGCATCTGACGCACTTGATGCTTGGAACAAGGGCTATGGTAAGAGCGCAAAATATTTTGCTAGTGGCAACGCACAACAGGTAGCGCAAGCATATTATAAACAACAGCTTCAAGATTATACCAACACTTATAATAAATATGCAGGTTACGCTACTACTACAAGTAGGTGGGCGACAAGCACTGGTATGCCAGTTCCTAAAGATATGAACTTAATTGGCGAAGGAACTGACAAGAATAATATTGCTGATTTAATTACGCGCAATATTAATAACGCCAAAAATCTGAATGCTCTGCAAAAACAACTTAGACTAAATGAATTAAGCACAAGCAATAGAATGTCAGAAGAACAACTGAAAAGCGTATCTGACGACATTACTAAATACCAAACAGCAATTACAAACAACCAGTCGGCATTAAGTGAGGCGGCAAGCAATATTCATGATAGCATGAGCCAAATCACCATTGCGTCTGACCTTGCAAACGTATCTTTAACCACAGATCAGCAAGCCGCATATAAGCAGATGCAACAGATGTATGATGCTATTGGTACTTCGTATAAAGAAACGGATAAGGCAACATATGACAGTTGGCTTCAAGGGCGTATTGCCGACCTTATGACAAACACCAAAGGCATCAAAACTACCATCAGCGACATTGAATCGTTCCAAGACGAGATGGGCGATGCAGGTATTAGTGTTGATGATTTTAAGTCTAAGTTTAGTGACCTCGCTCCGCAAATTGAAGCTATAAGTGATACTGCTCTGCAAGACTATGTGGATATGCTTAACAACAGCTATCAAGCCGCGCAGGAAGCAGGTGGTTCGCTTGAACAGCTTGCGGACGATTTCAACAACTTCAACACTTCCGCGCAAGACGCTTATGACGCGCTCGACAAAGTTAATGCGGCGATGGCAGAAAGCATGGCAAGCGGAGGCGTTTCAGCCAAGTGGGACAGCGAAACTCAGTCTCTTACTGGCGGCGTTGAGGATATTATCGAAGCGTTCCAAGGACTTGACAGTTATGACCCTTCCAAACTGTTTGAGAAGACCGCGCGCGGAATTCATCTGAATGGCACGGAGTTGCGCAAACTGCAAGACGAAAATGCCGACAGGTGGCGCAAGACTTTCACTGACCAGTTGGTTGATTACAACGAACAGCTTGAGGCGGCGAAGCAGAAACTCGCGGAGTACAAAGCGGCGAATAAAGACACGACTGATATTGAGTCTACAATCAGCGGACTTGAAAACCAGATTTCTAACGTGCAACTTTTGGCGGCACAATGGGACGGCGCGACTTCTGCTTATCAGCGGTATCTTGACGCGCAAAAAGGCGGCGAAGAGGGTGACCTTTACGATAACATTACCAGTACGGTAATGAAGCGTGGCGACGAACTGTATCAAGCGGGACTTGTTGGAACGAATGAGTTTCGCGCGATTGCCGACCTTTACAGCTACGAAGACCTTTCTCCAGACGCTTCGGTGCAGGAAGTGACGGCGGCTTACGAAAAAGGTTTGCCGATTGCCCAGAAGTATTTCACTGAGAACTCTGACGGAGCGAAAGCATTTATCGACCAGATGGTACAACTTGGCGACGCGACCAAGGACGAGAATGGTAATTATAAGCTGTTAGGAAATAACACGCGCGATATTGCAAAGCAGTTCGGTGTAAGCGTTGACCTCGTTGAAGCGGCACTTGGCAAGCTGAATGATTATGGTATTACCATTGATTTCGGTTCTGTCAATCAAGATGTGCAGACGCTGATTGATAATGTAAATAACCTTGACGCGCAACTTGCAGAGAAACATTTATCTGTAGATATTGATATCAACACAGATAATGTCGAGGGCGAGATTGTCACTGCAAAAGACAAGATTGCTCAACTCAAAGAGCAACTTAACAGTGGTGAATTAAGCGAAGACGCGAAGATTAATGTTCAACTTGAGATTCAAGACGCAGAAGCTAAGTTGCAGGTATTACTTAGCCGATTGCCGAAGGAAGAGTTAATCGAACTTGGTCTTGACCCCGATACTCAAACTTATGACGAAATGGTTCAGAAGATTGAGAACGGCGAAGTTGACATGAATATTCTTGCCAACACCGACAAGGCTGAACAACAAATTGATAATCTTAAACGTAAAGCATCTCAACCTATAAGTATCACCGCAGGAACGCCTACATCAGAAACTAATTTCATCACTGGCACAAATAGATTTAATTCAAATTCTAGTAGTCAAGCGGGTGGTACTGTTGCTACTTCTGCGCCCAAAACTACCACTACTACATCATCAAGTAATGTAGCGGTTCAAGTTGATACAACACAAGCTAAATCTGCTATTTCGCAGGTAGAAACTCAGCTTAATAAACTCGCCAACAAGACAATTAATGTTAGCGCAAAGACAACTGGCACTGGTTTAATCGGCGATATGAAACGACGCATTGATTCGTTGAAGAGTAAGAGCGTTACCGCTTCGGCAAAGGTTACTGGCACTTCTGCTGTCAACGGATTAAAGGGTGCAATCAATCAGCTTGCTAGTAAGAACGTTTCTGTATACGCAACGGTATCTGGTACTGCGGCAGTCAACGCTTTGAAGAGCGCGATTGCGGGAGTACACAGTAAGAGCGTCACTGTAACAAGTGTAACTAATAATTACACAAACAACTATACAAGTAACTATACAAGTAGCGGCAAAAAGCGGAAGGTTAACGGCACTGCTCGCGCTTATGGTAGTGCTTTAGTTCAAGGTAATTGGGGACTGAGACAAAGTGGCAGAGCCTTGGTAGGTGAGGTCGGCGAGGAGGGGATCGTACACGGAAATAAGTTCTACACCGTGGGTTCACGTGGCGCGGAATTTGTCAATCTCTCAAAAGGCGATATAGTATTTAACCATAAACAAACAGAAGCGTTATTAAAGTATGGTTATGTGACTGGTCGCGGTAGCGTAGTTGGCGGTTCTCTGGCAACTGGTACTGCTCTTTACGAAGGTACTTCGGCGGGTGGCGGCGGCGCGTTCTATACGCCAAAACCAGAACTGTTTATTAATCCTAGCAAATCTTCAAAGTCTAGCAAATCTAGTGGCGGCAGTAAGAGGTCTAGCGGTTCTAGCAAATCTAGTGGCGGCAGTAAGAAGTCTAGCGGTTCCAGCAAATCCAGTAGTTCAAAGAAGAGTTCGACTGACGATGAGTCGCAGGATTTTGACTGGATTGAAGTTGTAATTGACAATATCGAGAAAGCAATCAAGAAACTTGATAATACTGTTCAAGCGACCTATAAGACGATTCAAGAGCGCAACTCTGCGACGCGCGCCGAGATGTCAAAGACCGCCGACGAAATTGATATTCAGCAACAGGCTTACGACAAATACATGGAGAAAGCGAATTCCTACGGTTTGTCGCAGGATTGGATTGATAAAATCGTCAACGGCACGATGGACATTGACACCGTAACTGACGAAACGACGCAGACGGCGATTAAGAATTATCAGACATGGTACGATAAGGCCAAGGCGACGCAGGAGAAAATCGACGACTTGCGCGAGTCTATGGTGAAGTTGTATTTAACTCAGTACAGCAACACGAAGACGGCGCACGAAGACATCATTGATAATCTCCAAGCGCAGATTGACTTGCGGCAAGCGAACATTGACCGCGCGAAGGAAGAGGGTCACATTATCGGCGATGTTTACTATCCCAAGATGATTGAGATGGCGAACTCCAAGATTCAGAAGTTAAGCGACGAGAGGCAAGATTTGCTGACGGCGATGGCTGACGCTGTCACCAATGGTAAAGTGCAGGTTGGTTCGCACGAATGGTATCAGATGCAAGCCGACATTGACAACCTTACGAAGTCGATGGAACAGGCGCAACAGGCGGCGGCTGAGTACGCGAACGCACTGCAACAAATCAAGTGGGATAGATTTGACGAGCAGATGAATATGGTTGGCGATATTGCGGACGAGTTGGAATTCCTTGGCAAGACGCTCGACAAGTGGGACAACTACACAGACACGGGCGCAATTACTGAGACCGGCTTGACCAAACTCGGCATCGCGGCGATGAAGTACAATGTGTATATGCAGAAGTCTGTTGAGTATGGCGAACAGTTTAAAGAAATCAACAAGCAACTGGCGGCAGACCCGACCAACACAACACTGGTAGACCGAAAGAAAGAACTTGTCAAGGCACAGCGTGAATCCATTAAAGCGGGATATGAAGAGCGTTCGACGATGAAGAGTCTCGTTAAAGAGGGCATCGAGAAACAGATTGATGCGATGAAAGACCTCATTAGCGAGTATGAAAAGATGCTCGACGCGAATAAGGACGCTTACAATTATCAGCGCAAGATGGAGGATAAAGTCAAAGCACTGAATAAGTTGCAGAAGCAGTACGCGGCGGGTGCAGGTGACACTTCTGAGGAAGGGCGCGCGAAACAGCAGAAACTCGGCGAACAGATTGACGAGGCGCAACAGGACATTGCGGACACTGAGGAAGATAGACGAATCTCTGAAATTAAAGAGATGTTGTCACAACTTGAAGAGGATTACACCAATGTTCTGAACGCGCGGCTTGACAATATGGACGCACTCGTTTCACAGGTAATTGATACCGTCAATGCAACTTCTGGAACGATTGCTGAAACTATCACGGCGAAAGCGCAAGACCTTGGTGTGGAACTTAGCACTGGTCTTAGCACTTCGCTCTCTGGCTTGCAGGACGCTGTTGGTATCAAGATTGACGCAACTACTGGTGCAGTCAACACAGTAAATGCTACTGGACAAGCGGCGGGTATGACGATTACTTCTGCGCTGAATCTTGGCGCATCGAATGTTGTCAGTGGTTCTAACGCGGCAGTTAGTAACTTCTCTAACGGCAACTTTAATAACAAGATGGCAAGCATTTTGCAAGGCATCGGATTTATTGAACAGCAATACCAGAAACAGATAGACGAGGCAAAGGCGAAGGAACAGGCTGAACAGGCGAAGAAACAGGCGGCTCTTGCGGCACAGCAAAAGGCGGCGCAACAGAAAGCTAACGCGAATAAGGCGAAAACACCGACACCTGCGAAAACGACCACAAGCAACAAGACGGATAAAGACAACTATGGCGTGGCACTGGCGATTATCAATGGTAACTATGGGTGGGGCAACGATCCATTCCGTAGCGGCGCGCTGAAAAATCGCGGCTATGATACGGCGAAGGTTCAGAGTATCGTCAATAAGTTGATGCGCGAGGGCAAGGTTAATAACGGCTCTTGGCAAGGTGCTTACTACGGCTTGAAGCTGAGTGATTTGAGTAAATATCATTATGCAAGCGGCACGACAGGCGTTGGCTCTGACCGTTTCGCGCGGCTGAACGAGTACGGCGGCGAGGCGGTTCTGCGCAAGAAGGATAACTCTATCCTCACGTATCTCCCGAAAGGAAGTGGCGTTATGACTGCGGGGCAAGTGAGCAATATGTGGAATTTCGCGCGCGACCCTTCGTCTTATCTTGACGGTATATTCAATGGTAAGCTGAACGGCAATTCTGGCGGCGCAGGTGAGATGCAGATTAACACTGACGCGAAGGTAGAATTCAATTTGCCTAACGTAAAGGATTATGCAGACTTCATGCGCGAGGCTCAGAAAGACCCGAAGTTCACACAACTGATTCAGCAGATTTCAGTCGGCTCATTGCACGGCGCAAATTCGCTGAAAAAGAATCAGATAAGTTTTAAATAATCGTTGTTGCTACCTAGGCGGTTTCGGCTGTCTAGGTAGTTCTATTTTAAAGGAGTAATTATGTTTAAGTTATTTAAAAAAAAGAAAGAGGAACACTTTTACGACGAGGGTTTCACGCCCGAACAGTTGGCGGCGGCAATCAAAGATGCGGAGGACGCGAAGAATCAGTACCTCGCAAAACTCGCCGAACTGGAAGAAAGTCAGAAAGAGGCTAACATTACACTTCAACGTATTCGCCAGTTGGCGGCGCAGATGAAACAGGAAGCGAAAGGATAAACACATGAACGAATTGGATTTTTCTTTTGGCGGCGAAACGCTTAGTTCGCACGGTTATATGCTGTGCAGTTTCGACAGCGCATCTTCTGCTGACACGAATGATACAGACTCTCAGCGCAAATTTGAGAATGTATCCATGAATGGCGGCAAGTGGTATCCAATCGTCAGCGCGGAGTATTCTGACCCACTCTCAAAAGAAAAGTCAATTTGTAAACTCCCAACGGCGAAGAATAGATACATCACTGAGAACGAGACTATCGCAATTAAGCGTTGGCTGAATCGCCCGACTCCACAGGTGTTGCGCATGGGAAGTGCTGAATACGCGCACTATTTCTGGATGGGTTCATTCAACGTATCTGAGGTAACATTTGCAGAGCGCATTATCGGCTTTAACTTGTCATTCACTTCTACTGCTCCATTCGGTTTTAAGGAGAAACAGATTGTGCGCGGCTCTTGCGACGCGAACGGCACGATTGCGATTAAAGATACAAGCGACGAGATTGGGTATATCTATCCCGATATTACTCTCACGCTCAAAGATTCTGGAACGCTGACGGTGACGAATGAAATGGACGGCAGAAAGTTCGCACTGCTCTCCTGCTCTAGCGGCGAGAAAATCATGATTACTCATGCACTTGAAGTTATCAGCAGTAATGCGGCGCACGAAATCGGCAATGATTGTAATTATGTATTCCCTCGCATTTGTAATAAATATGAAAATACTTTGAATAAGTTCACGGTGAGTCTGCCGTGCGACTATGAGATTTCTTACACTCCGATTGCAAAGGCGGTGATGCACTGATGTTAGATTTTGCTAATGTAATTCAGCTTGGCGCGGACGGTCAAGCTATCACGCCGTCGATTGTTCTAGCGTATAAGTCGGGGCGAAAACAGGGTGTGATTACTCATGTAAGCAATTATCAAGCGGCATTTCACATGAACTCTGCGGACGAGATTTCATTTGATGTGACGCGCACGATTAACGACGAAGATTGCAAACTCTGGAAGTCAATCAAGAATTTCAAACTTGTATATATTCCAGAATACAAAACGAATACGAATGACCCTTGGTATGAAATTACCGTCACGCTCGACGAGGACAATAAGAAGGTAAAGCATATCAATGGAGTTCACGCGCAGGAAGCGGAACTGTCGCAACTGCGGCTGTACGATACCGAAATCAATACCGAAGATGATATTGCGCGCGACGACTATCAGATTACAAAGTTCTACGACCCGAATAATCCAGAGGGTTCGTTACTGAACAGAATACTCAAAGATAAAGCACCACATTACAAGATTCATCATGTAGACAGTTCGTTAATGCCGCAACAGCGCACGTTCTCGTTTAACGGCACGACAATCTATGACGCGCTCACACAGGATATTGCGAAGGAATTCAACTGCCTCTTCATCTTTGGTATTTCTACTGAGGATGACGGCAAGATTCACCGCACGGTTTCGGCGTATGACCTTTACGATTATTGCGAGGATTGCGGCGAACGCGGCGAGTTCGGCAAGACTTGCCCGAAGTGCGGCAGTACAAATATTCAGCGTGGTTACGGCGAAGATACGCAAGTATACATTTCGCGCGAAAATCTGTCGAATGATATTACCTATGATGGCAACGCAGACAACGTTAAGAACTGCTTTCATCTGACGGCGGGTGACGATCTCATGACTTCGGCTGTGCGGATGTGCAATCCCAACGGCTCGGCTTACATCTGGTATCTGTCGGATGAAACGCGCGCGGAAATGTCGGAGGCTCTGCGTAACAAACTCGCAGAATACGATAAAGATATTGCGAAGTATAACGCGACCAGTACAGATGACGGCGGCGTGGCACTGAATATTTCGGCTGACGATATTGCGGCGTACAATGCGCTCGTCAAGAAGTATCAAGCGTATGATACCTCAATCCCTACTCTTCCATCGCCTATAGTGGGATTTTCCACACTGAGCGAGTGCTACTATGATGTGCTCGATATGCGTAATTATCTGCAAAAATCGCTTATGCCAAAAGCGGCGGCGCGACCTGCAACTACAGCAAAGAAGGAACTCGCGGCTCTGACTGACGCTTTCAAAGGTATGGGCGTTCAGCACTTAGCGTACTTTTCAAAGTCAAGCGCGGATTCGGCAATCCAGACTTATGCGCGCGTGTACTATGATTCGGCGGCGTACAAGTTGAAGATTTCTAACTCGACCTATAGTAACGCGACTTGGAACGGCACAATTACGCTGACGAGTTACACTGACGAAGCTGACACGGCAAGCGGCGCAATTACGGCAACCTTCGTGGAAAACTATGAAGAGTATGTCAAAGACATGCTTGATAAGACGATGGCGCAACACAAGAGTGACAACTATGGTATTGTCGCGCTTATGAAGCAGAGTCTTGATAAGTTCAAAGAGTCGTTGAAAAACTATTGCGTCGATTCGCTGAAAATTATTCTGAGCGTTGACCAGTCTGTGCTTGATGTATTGATTCAGAATGGACTTGGCGACGACGACCAGAACGATACGCTTTACACGCGACTGTATGAGCCTTACTACAATAAGTTGACGGCGATTCAGCAAGAGATTCAAGTGCGCGACGACGAGATTGCGACACTGCAAAACGAAGATAAGACTGGATTGCTCGACAAGATTGTGGCAGAGCATGACCGCGTGAATGATATGCTGAATATCAAAACGTATCTTGGCGATGAACTCTGGACGGAACTGAGCAGTTTTCGGCGCGAGAATGAATACTCAAACAGCAACTATATCAGCGACGGTTTGGACAATGCAGGTATCGTCAAAAAAGCGAAGGAGTTTGTTAAGGCGGCGCAAACTGAACTTATCAAGTCGGCGATTTCGCAACAGACTATCTCTGCTTCGTTGAAGAATCTGCTACTGCTTGGCGACGACGGCGCGCAAAACCAAACTGAGTTTGACACGCTGTCTGCTCTTATGAGTAATTATCAAGATTATGTGCGCAGTTTCAACGCGCCTTTCGCGGCGATTATGCAACACCTCGCGCTCGGCAACTGGATTCATTTCGACGTAGATGATGAAGTGTATAAACTGCGGATGTCCGACTTCTCGATTGACTATGGTAATATCGACGAGATTAAAGTCACGTTCACGGATGCAGTGCTGAATGTTGCGAATGGTATTATCAGCGATGTAAAGTCTGTGCTTGACCGTGCGCAGTCTATGGCAACTTCCTATGGCTCGACGCAACGACAGGCGAAACAGGGCGACGCAAGCATGACGCTCATTCAGAATATGGTGGCGAACGGACTGGACATGACAAATAAGAGAATCGTGTCTAGCGCGGATAACCAAGATATTGTTATGGATGAGCATGGTATGCTGATGCGGCGCGAGAACGATTATTCAGATGGGTATTCGGACGAACAGGCGAAACTGATTAACAGCGGTTTGTACTACACTGACGATAATTGGGCGCATGTTAAAACGGCGGTTGGACACTTCCAGTATTACGACCCCGAAGACGGCAAGTATAAGGACGGTTACGGCGCATTGGCGCAACAGCTTGTCGGTAATCTCATTCTTGGTAACAATGTTGGCATCTATAATCTTGGCGGCAGTTTCAAAATCACTGACGATGGAGTGAAGTTTGTAACTAATGCCAGTAAAAATGCTGACGGTACTCAGAAAATAACATCGTTTACGATTGCGCGCAAAGACTCTGCTAATAATGAAATCAAGCAGTTATACATTGATAGCGATGGTAATGTTAAAATTACGGGTAGTTCTATTTCAATTAGCGACGAAGAACTGCCAGAGTATCTGAATAAAAAAAGTGTTTCATCTGTAGATGTGCAGTACGGCAATTCTGATAATAGCACGACTGCGCCGACTGAATGGACAACCAATGCAAATTGGAAACAAGGCAAGTATCTGTGGACACGCACAAAGACAGTTTACGGAGATTCTTCTGTACAGTATTCTGACCCTAGTTTGATTGCAGGAGAAAGTGGTCTTGGTGTTGCATCTGTAGTTGAGCAGTATTTCCTTTCAAGCAGTAATACTACCGCTCCCTCCACTAATGCTGCTGGATGGACAGATACACAACCAACATGGAGCGAGGGGAATTATTACTGGACGCGCTCAAAGATAACGTGGGCTGACGGCACGATAACCTACACTTCGCCGACCCTCGCGGTGGCACTGACTAGCGGAAATCAAAGCACTAACGACCTTGCGAAAGTCACGGCAAAATCGTGTGATGTCGAATATGCGAACAGCGCGAATTCAACGACCAAACCTGCAAGTGGCGACTGGACGACAACCGCAACTTGGGTGAAAGGCAAGACGCTGTGGACGCGCGTGAAAATGACTTTGCAGAATGACAGTGTTGTTTATTCTGACCCGCGCGTTGTGTCGGCTGACAGCGGAACGATGGCGAGTGTGACGGAGCAATATTATCTGTCAACAAGCAACACGACTGCGCCTAGCGACAGTGACACAGGTTGGGCTGACAAACAGCAGACTTGGGTGACAGGCAGATATTACTGGACGCGCTCAAAGATAACGTGGGCTGACGGCACGATAACCTACACTTCGCCGACCCTCGCGGTGGCACTGACTAGCGGAAATCAAAGCACTGATACGCTTGACTCTAATCTTGGTTGGGAAGGTGTATTTAATCGGCTGACTAATGGAGGTGCAATTAAGGGGCTACAACGTGACAAAGAAACTGGTTACTGGATGCTCAATGCCGACTATATAAAGACTGGTGGATTAAAAGCTGATTATATTACAAGCGGAACAATTAAATCCGATACTGTTATTCAAGGTGGAACGCTAATTGGTGCAACAATTAAAAACGCATCAACCAACCCAACATTCAGTGTAGATTCTACTGGAAAATTAAAAGCCACTAATGCCGAAATCACTGGAACAATTAGTGCGTCAACAATTACTGGTGGTTCAATCGAAATTGGAAATGCAATATCTAAAAAATCATCTTACGTTAAGATTGATAAATCTGGTAATGCTCTGCTCAAATATACGGATTCTATTGGTGATAGTATTCAAATATCAAATCAAGGAATTTTATATAATGCTTATAAATCTACTCCTTTAAAATATGGAGAAGCGCACAATTTGATACGTTGGTGGTATGACAGTCAAGGCGGTGGCGGTGTTGGTCAAAGTGCAAAGCAAGAGAATGTATTAACTTTCAAATTAGGAACCGGAATGGGGGCGTTGCACCCTATAATTAATTTTGGTCTTGACGCCACAAGAAGTGAAATGAATATTCATGCGGGAACAATTAACATTTCTGCTATTCCCGGTATGTATGCATATGCGGGGTCTTTAAACCTCAAAGGTAATGTTTCTATTAACGATGTTTTGTTAACAGATTGTTTTTACTTAAAGACTTATACATTTACTCCTACAGCAAACACACCAAATTTATGTACTATACAAGCTGACTCTGGCGTTTCAGATTCTAGTGGTAATTACTACAAGTTTATTTGTTGGATAAATGTATCAACAAGTGGGTGGGTTGGCGCGCCATATATCGCTTCACCCGCAGATCAGTCTTCTGAGGTATGGTCTATAAAATACCAAACAAGCTATACATCTTCGCAAAAGGTACTTGCAGTAGCATTATATTTTAAGTCTTAATTATGCAAATAAAAGGATAAGTAAAATGAACAAACCAATTACTTTAATGAAAAATGAATATATAGAAAATCTTGTAAAAGTAACCAACGCTTCTCCTCTTCCTGCGTTTTTAAAAATCTATATTTTGCGCGACATTATTTCAGAACTCAATACTCTCGCTCAACAGCAGGAGCGATCAGATTGTGCGGCATACGATAAAGCGTGTGCGGAAGAGGCGGCGAAAACCGAAACAACATCAGAAGATGACAAATAAACACAATGGTACAAACAGTGAAGAGTATGAGTTCTTTAGTAGTGCGGAAATTCCAAACGTAGAGTTTGCCAAGCAGTCCTGTCGGCGTGAGAACGCTCACAGGTCACGCCATTTTAGTCGCGCGAGAGACTATAAACCTCGCGCATCGAAGAGAAAACTTCTAAACATCTAGCTTGCGTCCTTTGCGGCGCAGGCTATTTTTGTGCATGAAATAATAGTTTTATGGAGATAAGACTGTACGGACGATAAAGATAAGAATGTAGAGAACGCGCGCGAAGATAGCGTGGAGGTATCAAAAGAGATTATGCGTAATTGGGCTGATGAAATTCACAAGATTTACGCTCAGATTGAAGCTGTTGGAAATTTTGGGAACAACAAGATTTATGCGCAGCGTCACTAGGTAGTGAATTGCGCGCAGTCGAAAGCGCAATCAATAGCGAAAGAAATCTCTATCATTTCTTTTAACAACAAGGAGGCGTGAAATGACTAGAGGCACAACGCCTACACATGAATTTAATACAAATGTAGACTTGACTGACGCGAAAATCGTCTACATTACCTATATGCAGAACGGCGCAACCGCTGTTGAAAAAACCATTGACGACGCTGTAATTGACGGCGACAAAATCACCGTTTCTCTCACGGAGGAAGATACTCTGAAATTTGATGCGAACAGCCTTGTCGAGATTCAGCTTCGTGTCGGCTTTGAGAACGGCGAACGCATCGCGTCGAATATCATGCGTGTGCGCGTCCAGAAGATTTTGAAGGATGGTGAATTGGCGTGATTAAATTCAATGTCACAATGTCCGAAAGTAAATCGGAAATGGATGTGCAGTTCGCGCAAGAAAAGCCGTTCGTGGCGAAACTCAACGACACTATCGGCGTGGTCACGAATGACTATGAATCACTGAAAAACAAGCCTAAAATCAACGGAATTGAACTGGACGGCAATCGCGCGATTGAGGACTTCGCCGTGGACAAAATCGGCAACGAAGAACTGCGCCAGATTATCGACAGTCAATTTGACCTTGTATTTAAGGAGAACAAGTAATGGCAGACAAACAATACAAATACGCGACCAATGATGATTTGATTTATCTGGTAAACGCGCTGTTGCAGAAATTGAAGAACTCGCCGCTTGCGGACAACACGACCTACACGTTGGCGATGAATTACAACAATATGCAACTCGACCTCACAGATGGCGACGGCAACGTAGTCAGTTCTGTAAAAGGCAAGCTGACAACGAACGACCTTACCGACACGCTCAAAGCGAAGTATGACAAAGCGGCGACACGGGTGCAGGAACTTACTGACGTAGGTGTGGAGGCAAATAAACTTGAATCGGTAACTTTCAACGGCACGAAACTCGCCATTGATAAAGATAAGAATGTGTCGATTGAAGCGGTAGTTGCAGACGACTTAAAGCCTTACGCAAAGACGGCGACTTATGACGCAGACGGCGACGGAATTGTGGATAACGCGGCGGCGGTCAACGGACATACTCTTGGTATGGATGTACCAGAAGGATCGAAGCTAACCGACACGGTTTATGATGACACGGCGGTGCGCAAACTTATTGCAGGTAAAGTCGACTCTTCTGCTGTCCCGACTAGTGTTTCGCAACTGGCGAACGATTCAAAGTACCAGACAAAGAATGATGTGGATTCGGCAATTGCGTCGGCGGTGGCGGGAATCGTGCAGTTTCAGTTTCAGAAAGTAACGGCTCTTCCCGAAACTGGCGAGAAGGGAATTATCTATCTGCTTCCTACGACAACGACTGGCGACAAGAATATTTACGCAGAATATATCTGGACTGGCACGACCTATGAGGAACTTGGCGTACAGCTTGATTTGAGTGGGTATCTCACTTCGGATGATGTTGTCGAACTTACCAACGCGGAAATGACCAGTATCGTTGACACAGCGTACACACAGGTATTTGGAGCATAATTATGGACACGAAAAATCTTGCAGGAAAAACAGGTTTGATAGCCGCGTGGGAAGAAACGTTCAGCAAGATTAAAAGTTTATTCGATAACTTGACGCTTCCGTGGTCGAAAATCACAAGCGCGCCGACGACAGTGAGTGGGTACGGAATTACAGATGTATACACAAAGACTGAGGTTGACAGCGCGATTAACGCAGAGGCGGCGGCTCTTGGCGCGTATCTCTATATAGACGAAGCGACAGGTCGCCTTTATATGCGCACGGCGCGACAGCTTAATGACCAACTTGAATTTAACATCACGGACGGACATTTACACGCGGTTTTTAAATAAAGAGAAAGGAGCAACATTGTGGCGATTACAATAACACAACAGCCTACAAGTGTATCGGCGTATCTGAATAGTGCGCTGACATTCACGATTGCGGCTACTGGCGCGACAAGCTATGCGTGGGAATTTTGCCACAAGGACACGACTGAGTTTTCACCGATTGATGGCGCGACAACCGACACGTTGAAGCTGACAATGCTTGAAGATTATGACGGTGCGCAGGTTCGGTGCAAAGTTTCTGACGGCAAAACGACGGCAACTAGCGATGCGGCGACTATCACTCTGCTTGCGACGGACGGCGGCTATATCCAGACGATTGATGTCAATGTGGATATTAACCCGAAGTACGGCGCGGAGGCGGTGAGCGTTAGCCAGAACGACGATACTCTGAGACTGTTGGTATTCAATCTATATAATAATCTCTCGCCTTTTACAATCCCCGATGGCGCGACGGTGCGGTTCAGCGGTTATAAGTCAGACGGCAATATCTTTGATTACCAGTGCGAAACCAAGGACAACACGGCGTATCTGCTTGTGCAGAAACAGATGACGGCAATCGCGGGAATCGTTGATTGCAAATTGCAGATTGTTAAGAATGGTGGACAGCTTGCAACGTGCCTTATTCAAATGATTGTTGACGAAGATCCTACGGCTAACGGCGTTGTGTCGGAATCGGTTCTGTCGCAGGTCGAGCAGATTAATACCAATATGCGCGTTTCGTATGCCTATCGTGAAGCGGCTAAAGAGTACGCAGACAACTCTCAAACTTCGGCAGAAAACTCTGAGAAGTCAGCGGTCAATTCGGCGAACAGCGCAAGCGCGGCAAAAACAAGCGAAACTAATGCGGCGGGTTCGGCTACGGATTCAAAAAACAGCGCAAACTCTTCTGCTTCTAGCGCGAAACTCTCTGAGTCGTGGGCGATTGGCGGCACTGGCACGCGCAACAATGAGAATATGGATAACTCTAAGTATTACTCTCAGCAGTCGGCGAACAGCGCAAGCGCGGCAAATCTTTCAGCGACGGACGCGGCGACACAGGCAGATCGCGCGGAAGCGGCGGTGGCAAAAATGGGTTCGCTTTCAACTAGCTTTTATATCAATGCAAGTGGTCACTTGATGTATGGCACTATCCCGAATTTCGCGGGAACGTTCGCTATCACATCTTCTACTGGGCACCTGCACGTTACTTATTAATGGAGGTATTTAAATGGCAACAACAGATATTGACCTTGGGTTAGTCACAGCTTACGGATATGCAGTATCGAAAGGCTACACTGGCACTGAGGAACAGTTTAAAACAGACCTTGCAAACATCGCAAACAAACAGGATAAGACACCTAGTACCGCTGTATCGGATGTATCGAGTTCGGCACTGCAAGTAGTCGGCAATCAGAAGATTGATTATAACGCACTGGCAAAAGCTATCGTAGAACAATACTCCGCGTCAGAACTTTGCGGCGCATCGCAGAGCGTCAAAGCTGCTATCGACGGATTAAATGAGACTTTAATTAATCTTTCTGATGAATCGGAGAAATATTACGGAATGATTATCCACCAAAATATTGCATCTCCGAATAGTGGGAAGGTTGAATATATTGGCAAGAATAGGTCATACACTCCATTCACTATGAATCTGACAAATGGTACTTGGGACGCAGGCTCATGGGGCGAAATGCCCACGCTTACCAAAAATCGTCCGGCTATGATTAAGACAGACGGTACTTTCGATTACTGGCTTGACGAAAATGATTATACAAAAAAGGCTAACGGACAGGCATCTGATGTGTCTAATACATCATACGATGGTAATGCCTTCGCGTGGTTTGAACCTATCTGGATGCGCTTAAAGGTAAGTGGAAACGATCTTGAGGTTCGGTTTGCTTATGAACAGCTTGATGATGATTACGTTGAGGTATGTCCAGAACATTGCGGATTATGGATTCCCATGTTTTATGGATGCCCCATTAATGGAAAGATGCGGTCTATTGCCGGGACAACTTCAATCGCAAATATTTCTGGCAATACTACAACAGATGTTCAGCATAACTCTATCGTTGCGAATGGGAGCGATTATCTTTTCTTTGGCGGCAAGGTCGCTACTGCAATTTCTCTGCTCAAAGTTCTCTGGTCAAAATCAACCAACTCCGAATTTTGGGGCATGGGGAACATGAACGGATATGATTCATCAAACTCTACAACGTATGGAACAAAGAGCAATCCTGTTGTTGGAGGTGGTCAATTCTACGGAACATCTGATGGCAAATCTGCCAACAAATTTATGCACTCTGTAGTTTTGCAGACGCAGGATGTTTGGGTTCGTGACCCCTATCTGATTTGCGATAATAAGAGATTCAAGATTTCGACAGATTACCATTACGATGTTACTGGCGCAACATACACCGATACTGGAATAGACCATGGTGGTCAAGGATATATTATCGCATTTACTCCCAAAGATGGATTTCTGCTTCCAACAACCGTTGGCGGTTCTACATCAACATACTACTGTGACCATACATGGCTTAACGCATCTATCGTGGCTGTTTCCCTACGTTTTGCGAATGGCAGCTATGGGGCTGATGGGGGTGGTTTTGCTCTGTATTGCGGCAGTGATGCGGGCGCTGCTTGGTGGAGCTATGGCTCGGCGGTCATGTTGAAGCAGTTGGTTTGAGAGGGTTCTAGGGAGATACCTCTCCCTAGGTGATGTGTAACTATAGATCAAGGGAATATATGAGCGCGTTCGTGGCAGTTTCCCTACGTTTTGCGAATTGCAACAATGAGGCTAATGGAGGTGATTTTGCTCTTAATTGCAACAATGATGCAGGCAATGCTTGGTGGAACAATGGCTCGGCGGTGGCTTTATCCATTATGGAAGATTAACCAAATGCTCATATATTTCTACACTCTTGGAGTTGAAATACTCCTATATCCGCCATTATTGGTTAGGTGAGTGAACATTCTCGCTAACATCCAGAACGCAAAGCGGTCGCACCTACGCTCTGGTAGAGGATAAAATGAAATATTATCTATGAATATAGTTAAGAAACAATATAAGTATCTCTACCGACAAGTCACTGACGAAAAAGTTATTCGTGAAGCATATAAGAATATGCGAAAGTTTAAAACAAAACGGAGAGAGATACAAGAGATTGACCAGAATCTAGACGCTTGGGTTATACACATGAAGACGATGCTTGAAAATACCAAACCAGACGGTATTGCAGAGCATCCAGAATTAGCGTTCAAGCCTCCGAAACATGAGCCAAAAATCGTTGAAGAATTTGGAAAACGTAGAGAAATATATGTTCCGAGCATTGAAGAGCAATGGGTTCACCACATTATTATTTTGGTATTAAAGCCTATACTGCTTGCCAGATTTCACGAACACAGCTTCGGGAGCATACCAGATCGAGGCATACACAAAGGCAAACGGCAGATAGAAAGATGGATTCAAAAGAAACATCCAAAGTTCTTTTTCAAAGGCGATATCCGTCATTTCTATGCAAGTATACAAGTCGGTCTTCTGATTCAGAAACTAGAGGAATTTATCAAGGATGATTGGTTCATTTATTTGATAAAAGTATGCTTTACATATTTTAACAAAGGTCTTCCGCTTGGCTATTACATTTCGCAATGGTTTGGAAATTTATTTCTGGAAGATTTGGACAGACTTATATATTCGGAAGGATTTGAACACATAAGATATGTTGATGATATTGGCATAATATCAAACAATAAACGCAAGCTATACCGTCTGGTAGATAAAATAAAAGTCATGCTAGGACATCTGCGGTTGAAATTAAAGAATAATTGGCAGATATTCCGTATCAGAAAACATCCTATTGATTTTCTTGGATTTACATTTTATGAAAACCGTACAGTTATCAGAGGAAGAATTGTAAGAAATATATTGCGATGCGTACACAAAATTAAAAGGTGTAAAGAAGAGCATCGGCATATCTGGATAAAACTTGCCAGAACACTATTATCATACATGGGATGGATAACACATTCTGATACATACGAATTTTATTTACGGAACATTAAAACTTATGTACGTATTAGTACATTAAAGCGCATAGTCTCAAAGAGAGACAGAGAGGAGCATAAACGTGACAGCATGGAGAAAAACAGAGTCTTTGGACAAACCGCAATCGCTTGCGCTTGACGGAGAAAACTATATGCAGACACGGAATGTTAAAGTAATTCCAGAATCAAAAAATGATGCCGGAGAAACTATTGCTGAACATTATGAGTATGATATTCGGTGGATGACTATTTCGGAATATGAGATGCTATCCGCAATGCAGAATATCTATTCTGGAAATACGGAAGTATGAGCGAAGCAGAACGCAATTGGATTTACAACCGCATCCTATATCTGATATCAGAAATTATCAAAAATTCATCAGACGGAAGGGCTGTTGAAATCAGAGAATTGTTGAGAACGATTAATTAAGAGCGATTTACTAAAACGTTATTAGTTTACATAATTCATTAAAACTCCTTCGGAACATATAAATTTATGTTTGCTTTTATTCCTGTTTTGTGATAATATAAAAGCACAGATAAATGTATGTTTGTACTCGGAGGAGTTTTGTGAATTCAGATAACATTGTTGATAACGTTGTACTAAAGTGTTCGGCGCGGCTCTCTCAGCCAGACTTGCAGTTCGTCAAGAACATGCTTGTCGGAGAACTGAGTAAATATAAAATTACCATTGAAGAGACTTCTATAATTCCGTATGACGGAAAGTATCAGCGCATGGTTGACTTGTATGTTGCGTCGCGGTACATGGAAGGGCTTGCAAAGAAAACGTGCAATCTTTATCGGTTGCGGCTCACAGACTTCGTGAATCACTTAACCAAGCCGCTTGAAGATTATAAGCCGATGGACATATCAGAGTATTTGGCTAACTTTTCGACGACGCATCCTGTGAGCAAAAGTACGCTGAATGGTGTGCGTGGAATTATCTGCACATTCTTCCACTGGTTAAGTGCGAAGGATTACATTGATAAAGACCCCGCGCGTGCCATCACTCCAATCAAATATAAACGCGCTCGGCGCAAGCCGCTGACTGACGACGAATTAGTTCAGCTTAAAACTGGCTGTCGAGATACGCGCGACAATTTGATTATATCTATGCTGTATGAGACCGGATGTCGAGTTGGAGAAATCTGCGGCGTAAAAATCAGCGATATTGATTTGGAGCGCAAAACAATGGTGGTCACTGGCAAAGGCGACAAGACGCGGCGAGTGTACTTTCAAGCTGAAACTGGCTACTGGATTAAGAAGTATTTGCAAGAGCGCGGCGACGACTGTAGTGAGTATTTGTTAATAAAGCAAGGTAAGAACAAAATTAAGAACGCGCCGCTTACCACGGTTACCATTAACCAAGTTGTAAAGGATATTAAGACTAACGCGAATTTGAAAGCAAAATGTACGCCTCATGTATTGCGGCACACTTACGCGACAGACCTATTGAAACATGGCGCGGATGTTACGAATATCCAGAAGTTACTTGGTCATGCTAATATCGTAACTACAATGATATATGCTGATGTCGATATGAGCAATGTTGAAGCTGACTATCGCAAGCATATTTGAAACAATATAAACCTATCTTTTGAGGGCGCGCAACAGCGTCCTCTTTTTAATTGATAAGGAGAACGCTATGAAAATAATTGAAAAGATTCGGTGTGTCATTTGACGCACTTGCGACACCTCCTTGTGAAAGGTGGATAAAATGGATGCACATTTATTGACACTAATCGGCGTTGTATTTGCGTCAACTGGGTTTTGGGCGTTTATCACTTCACGGTTGGCGCGGCACGATCAAACTCATGACACAATGAAGGAAGTTAAAGAAACGCTCGACAAGGTACAGACCGAAATTAAAGATGTAAAGCAAGATGTAAAACAACTTAGCGCAGATGTTGACAAGAAGATTCAAGACCTGCGCGACGAAACAAAAGCAGACCGCGAAGAACATGACGCGAAAACGGCGCGCACACGCATATTAGGATTCTTTGACGAGGTGCGCGTTGACCCTACGTGCCATTGTTTCGACCATTACAGAAATATTATTGAAGGCGATATCAAAGTATATAACGACTACTGCAAACTGCATCCATCATTTGAAAATGGGTACACACTGACAGCAAGCCAATTCATCATTGATAAATTTAACGAACTTGTATCAACAGGAGGTTTTGACAATGAGTGATTTTCAACGTAAATTATCTAGCCGCAAATTCTGGCTTTGTGTTGCGGCGTTTCTCGGCTCTGTAAGCACTTCTATCGCAGGTTATCAGACTGGCAACGAAACTCTGGCGGCAGTCGGCATGGTATGCGCCACAATCTCGGCGGCAATTTATGCGGCGGTTGAGGCGTATGTTGACGGCAAGTATGCAGAGCGCAATGTCGAGGATGACAAACCTACACCTGTGGCAACTACTGCTGAACATCTTGGCGTAAATACATTCGGCGACAAAGTAGAAATCGGCGAGGAAATCAAACAGTAACAATAGGTTGTTATATTTATCACGGAGAGCGGCGCGCAACTGCTCTCCTATTTTTATGTATAGGGAGTAACTAATTCAATGGAATACACAGAAGAGAATATCAAGAAATGGCTTGCGGCAGTCAGCGACTATCAGCATGACGCGAATATCATTATCGAGGAACTGAAACTTGCACAGCACATCATTGAGGAATCATTGCGTATCTGCGCGGAGGCGAAAGAGAATCCCACGCGCGAAGTCATAGAGAAATCAAACAAGGTTCTTGAAGGGCTGAACGACGATCTATGCAATTTGAAACACATTGACATTGATTGAGTAATTAAGAAAGGATGGTACAAATGAAGAAACTGATTAAACGTATCGCAGTGGCGTTGCTTGCATTTACAATGCTAGTGCCGACTACTGTGTACGCGGACGCTTTCGGAATTGATGTATCTGCTTGGCAGTCTAACATTCAGATTGAGAATATGTCTGCTGATACTCGTTTCGTAATCGTCAAGGCGACGGAAGGTACGAACTACGTTTCTGGCTCGTTTACCAAACAGTCGAACGCGACTTTGGCAAGTGGGCGTAAACTGGGTATCTACCATTTCGCAAACGGCGTATCAAGTGCAGAAGCAGAGGCACAGCATTTCGTGCAGACAATTCAGCCGTATGTTGGTAAAGCGATGCTCGTCCTCGATTGGGAAGACCGTCGGGCATTTGCGCGCGGAACATCTTACGCGAAAACTTGGTGCGATACAGTCTATCGTCTGACTGGCGTAAAGCCTGTGATTTATACAACGGCAAGCGTGACGCGAAGCTATGACTGGTCGGCAGTCGCCAACGCGGGTTACAAGCTGTGGGAAGCAGGATATCCGTATGTATCTACTTGGTATGGATATAAGAATCTTGGTCAGCCGCCTTACACTGTGTATTACTTCGGCGCGCCTTTGATGTGGCAGTATTCGTCCACTACAATCATCAGCGGCTATGGCAGTCGGCTTGATGTCAACCTGTGGTATGGAGATATTGCGAATTGGGACAATTACACGAAGTCCACGAACAGCGCGGCTTCAACGGAGCAACCTGCTAATCCTGCTAAGATTCCGATTCAGGACGCGAACATCGACAAGTCTTCTGTGCTGACTCTTGTAGTTGGTGTGGCGAAGGGGACATATGGTTCGGGGCAAGTGCGTAAGGCTCTGCTCGGCGACAGGTACAATGAGGTCACTGCGTTTGTAAATCACATTTACTATGCTGATACCAACACGCTTGTCAATGAAACTCTGGCAGGTAAGTATGGTTCTGGTGAAACGCGCAAGACTGTCCTCGGAATGGCGAATAGATATAACGCTGTGCAGTCTGCGATTAATGCGCGCTTGAACACGACTACAACTGCGGCGAAGAAATCTGTGCATGAAGTCGCACTTGAAATCGTGCGCGGTACTGGCGGTTGGGGCAACGGCTCGACCAGAGTAGCAAAGCTGAAAGCGGCGGGATATGACGCGACTGCTGTTCAGAATGAAGTTAATGCAATTCTGTCTGGTAAATCTAATACGACTGCAAAGACTACTGCACTCACCTACTATCGCATACAAGCAGGTGACTCTTTAAGCAAGATTGCGGCGCGTTATGGCACGACAGTTTCTCGCCTTGCGAGTGTGAATGGAATTACAAATGTAAATCTTATTCGCGCAGGACAGACAATTCGTATTGCGTAAATTTTTAGGGGTTAGCTTCGGCTGACTCCTTTTTTTGATCTTGAAGAAACGTTGATTTTGGCTGAGTAAAACATTAAAGAAATGTAGAAGCGGACATTCGACGCACTTTTTGGCACGAAAAAGCGGACATTCATTACACTTTTTAGGACGAAAAATCTGCAAGTTTTACACTTTTTATGTGGTAAAAATCTGCAACTTTACAGCTTTTTAATGTGTAGAAATTTTGCGTGTAATCCGCATTTTCTTTGTGGAACTTGCACAAATTAGGCGAGATGGGATTTTGCGCGTCGCCTAAAATGGAATGTGCGCAAGCCCTCCTTTGTTAAAGTTTTGTCATGATTGACAGCTTGATTACTTTTGGTATTTTGGCACTCCAAGAATCCTTATATTTCAAGCCATTTCTCGAAGCGCGAGACGGGATTCGAACGTAAGCAGACATATCACTTTTTGGCTTATTTACGCCATTTGTGGCACTTTCCGTTTGATTGATTTGGTTTATTTTGTGATTGCCAAGTCGTCAATTTCGTTCAGAATCTCCTGCTTTGCGTCGATGTTTCTGCGGTTTCTGTGGTAGTGTCGTTCGGTTGTGCCGATGCTTGCGTGACCCATCTGGTCGAGAATCAAGCGGTTGTCGATACCATTATCAAGAAGTATCGTGCCGTAGGTCTTGCGAATTTTGTGCGGCGATTTAGGGTAGATGTGCAGTTTGTCACATATCTTGTAGAGCCTTTTGCGAATTGCTTCGGTATGCATACGCTTGCCGTTTGATATGATAAGGTATTCACCAAAAGGGTTGTTTTCTACAAGTTTTCGGAGAATCCAACAATCCTCTGATGGCACTACAACTGTGCGCACACCCGCCTGTGTTTTCGGAAAGTCCTTGACTTCATAGTGGAACTTGCCATCTTCGCCTTTATATCGCGTCTCGGTGCGCCGAATGTTGACCGCGCGATAATCCTCAATGTCTTGCCGTTTCAGCGCGACTAACTCTCCTACTCTGATGCCTGTCGCAAACAACAATAGTATTGCCAGATTGCGAATGTCTTGATTACTTATGAGGTATTTGGTAATCAACTGCTGTTCGCGTTCGCTGAATACTTCCTCCTCGTCCTCTTTGATTGAGTGCTTGAATTCGCGCTCGGAAACATCAAGGTCATGGAACACATCTTCGGCGGTGTACTTCGTGTACTTGTGGCGTTTCGATGTAAGCAGGATTCCTTTAACTAGCGATTTCAGCGCGCTAAACCCTTTGGCTGTCAGATTGTATTTTGGTATCTGCCCTTCCAGAAAGTTCAGAAAATCCTCTGGTGACAGGTCGTCAATTCGGTTCTTGCCGAACTTCTTGAAATGCCGATTGTACGTGCTGATATTCTTGGTATGCGTTGACTTTGAAATACGCTTGAGTTCAAGCCGCCTGTCGTTCCACTCGTTGAACAATTCGTCTATAGTAGGATTATTGATGTGCGACTTTTCAAACTCGACAACTACATCCTCAATCTCTTCCTTGGTATTGCGCCGTACCTGCTTGCGCCCTCCATCATCGCGCGGAAGATATGTGTACCACTTCCCATTTGCTCCTTGCCAAATCTTAAATTTGTGTTGCGCAAGTAACTCTTCTCTTTGTTTCATGTGTATTATATCTTGCACACATTCCGATTGTATTATATCATATGTGTTCATCCACTTCAATTCACCTCCAATAAAAAGGAGGTACAAGACCTCCTAAATTTTCAATATGTTATATGTCAAAATCTATCTGACCTGCGCACTCAATATATTTGTTAGCCGTTGGAATCCGCGCTAGAATAACGGTGTATTGTTATGCTCCGTGTAATGTTCGCGCCACTTGCCACACGCTTCATACTTCTTGCGCCAGTCTGTAGCTTCTGACGCTGAATCGCCGTACATTGCACACTTGAATACCTTCTGGCTATTTACCATGCGTTCGCGGAAATAGCCGCAGGTCGCGCACGTTTTTTCTGGTGTGAATCCAAACTGCAAGTGCATATACTCTATCTTGCGTATCATCTTATCTTCCTGTTGAGCCAAAGCCGTTCGCGCCGCGCTCCGTATCTTCAAGTTTCTCAACCTGTCTGAAATTCGGCTTATAAATAGGAAGTAGTACAATCTGAATCAGCTTATCTCCGCGCCAGAATTCATGCGGTTCGTCGCCATTGTTGTACAGCTTGACGACGATACTGCCATTGTACGATGCGTCGATCAGTCCTGTGCCTGTTATATTATTTCTCACGTTCAATCCAGACTTCGACTTGAGAAAACCTGCGAATCCATGAGGGATTGCCATATGTACGCCAGTGTCAACAACGATACTGTCATGAGGTTTAAGAGTATAATTATCTGGTGTGCGAATGTCATAACCTGCGTCAGCTTCGTGCGCACATTCGGGCATATACGCGCCCTTGTCAAGCTGAATGTCAATGGTGTTTGGTGCGTCAATTTCAAAGTGCATTTCTCGCCTCCACAATTTTCAACGTATCAATCAGTTCCCAATGAATCGACATAATTTTATTCTTGTGATTAACACAAACTCCGTTGGAATTGATACTACACGACTCCGCAGGAATCTTAATATTGCGTCCGCTTCTTAATGTAATCTGCATTAAATCTTTCATATCAATCCCAACTCCTATCCTAAGTTAAATCCCAAGTTCGTCTGGTGTGTAGCTTACATTCAGTTCCATTCCCGCGTACATAGAGCCTTTCTTAAATGCAGGAAGTGCCATGGAATCGCCGCCAGTCTCGTCATCGTAATAAATCACAATGCTTTCATACTGCTGATTGTGCGATACGTTGAAGCAAGAATTCCCTTTGCAAATCTTCATCACGCACTCGCGCCACGGACGGATGATTTCTTTAAGGTATCTCTTCTCAGCCTCGTCGAGCGGGTCAACCTTAATGTCGGCAAGCGCAGTCGGCTCTTTGTCGTCGAACTTGATACCTTCAAATACATCGGCAAGCGGAAGTTCGCACTCCCTTGAATTACCACTTGTGTACCACGATCCATTCAAGTTGTAAGGTTTTTCGCTGAACAGTTGCAGTGTACCGTTGAACTCGCGCGCAATATATTTGTACTTGCTGTCGATGTTCTGCGCAATTTTTACATCTCTTTTCGTGAACTTACCCATTGTTTATTCCTCCCTAATCTGTCATGTGTGCGCCGCAATAAGGGCAATAGTTATAATCCATTTCGTTGTCACGTACCATATTCGGAAGCGATACTTGTGCGCCGCAAGCTGAACACATAAATGTATCTGTCCACCTTCGCGCTTCATCGCTAAATGCGTACTCGCCATATACTGGATACCAACGACCTGCTTTATTACTATTAGTCTCCATTGCTTTGCTCCTTAAATAAATTATGTTTGGCTTATACATAACATTATACACTATGTCATACATAAGTCAAGCATAAATTTATAAATATATTTATTTTCTTTCTTTGAGAATCTGCACGCTGCGCATGATGCTCGGAATCGCCGCGTCCATGTCGTCTTTCCAATCGCCTACATATTCATAGGTAATGTCATCTTCATCCTCTGCCGCCTCGATGCGCGCGCAATACCCATCAAGAAGATTGTAGTCTTTGGCGTAGCAGTGGAATGAATTCGCGCGATGAACGTAACTTCCGACCTCAACGCCCAACTCGTCTGCAATTTTCTTCTGTAACATAATCAGCGCAAAAGCGTTCATGAATGTTGCCTTGCAAGCGTCGTTAGAGCGGAACAGCACTTTGCAACACAGTTTGCCGCCGCGCACGAAATAATGTACGTGCTGAAGACAAGCTACATCATCGTTGTACATTTCTGTATTCTTATCTCTTATGACCATGACCGCGCGCCGACTCGACGGATTGCGCTTTAACTCGTCGATTACAAAAGGAATCTGGTCTGCGTATCTCTGGTGATAAGTGTACGCCCACTTGCCGCGCTCAACCTCAAAGTCAAGAATACCGTCAGTCATTTCAAGAACGTATTGTTCCAGTTCTTCCGCGCCGCCAATAAAGCAACGCGAAATCATCGGCTCTTGCAGAGGATTCGCCACACACATCGTCATGGAAATCTCTTTCTGTTTGGTATTCCAGTCTACGCAATCAGTCTCAACGCCGCAACGTTGCAATTTCATCAATGCCATGTGATACGCCGCAGGTAATGTAGTGGCACTTACGGTTGCTTCTGGAATGTCAAATACTAATGGATTCGCCCATTGGAAGTTCATATTCATTACAGTTCCTCTCCGCTAAACCGTGTCCAACTTTCGGGGTTCTTTACATCGCAAAAGATGCTGTGAGCTAAATAGCAACAGTTTGCAGGTGTCGTGATGCGCCGCACAATAATCGTGAATCATATCAACAGCATTGTCGATGTCCTCTTTGCTGTATTTATCTTCGGGAGTTATGTAATCCTCGTCCTTCACCATTTTCGCTCCACAATCGGGGCAATAATCCCAATCAATACTTTTTGCGTGTTTCGCGCCGCCGCACTGACTGCATACCAGAGTATCAAATTCTGTCTCTTCCCAATGTGCTTCATTCTTCGGAGTTTTAAGCGCATCTATAGCTTTCCCGACAATGTTGGTTATCTTATCACCGATGAATTTATCCTTCCCCCAGTCATAATCCCTTGCGTATTCCCTACACCATTCCAATGTCTGAATTGCTTCTTCGTTAGTCATATACTACCTTTACCCTTTCTTCGTCTTTGCAGTAATACTTACCCATTGTTTTCTCAGTCTCCCAATGATGGTCTGGATGTTCGCACATATTGACGAGCGCACCGTCTTTGTGCAACTCTAACTTGTAATACCTACATGATTCGCAGTATACTATCTCTTTAAGCGGACACCAATCGGCGCACCCTTCAAGTGGAATTACTTCTAAACTATGGTTCGATGGTGAAGCATAGCACCATCTGTCTTCCTCGCGCAAACCGTGGTCAAAGTCATCTGAATTAATCGCAATTAGCATATTCTCACCTCACGTTTCGTCACAGCCGTCCGTGCAAAACCAGTACGGATCAGTCTCATATCTCTTGTAACAATCGCTGTCTGGCTTGCGCGCCCTGTCGCACTCACAGCAATACACAATACGCTTCATGTGCGGGTCGTTCTTGATACTGCGCAACTCACGCAAGAATCCCGCCAATTCCCACCGCGCACGTCGCTCTTCTGTAAATGTATCGTAGTCCTCGCAATCTTCCAGAGCTTCAATGCAATAATCTAAATTTGTTTTTTTTCATGTTTATTTTACCTTATTAAGATACGCCAGAATACCGTCTGCAATATCGGTCAACTGCGCGACTTCGCGGCACAGACATTTAATATAACTAATAGTCTCCTCATGGTCGCGGTAATCCTGCGCAAGCCCCTGGTTCGCCATATGGTCGCAATACTGATTGATTCTGTTGTACTAGCTCTGAAACTCGTCAACGTATTTATGCTTTGCACTTGTAATCATTGACTAACTCCTCGTCTACCAATCGTTCGTAATACTCGTCACGCGCCTGCTGCATGATCCTGTTCAGATCTTCCGCCATGTCCTTCACGATGTCGCCCAGCTGGTCGAACGCTTCGCCCAGGCGCCGCGCCAGATCCTGCATCATTTCGTTCGCGGCCTTCTCCGCTTCGACTTCAACGTATGCGTCCCGCAGATGAAGCGCGGCCTTCACTTCGTTCGCGGCTTCCATCGGCGTCTTCCCCTTCATCTTCGCGTTTTCTTCGATGCGGCTTTTGATCAGATCCGGATCTGCGCCTGTCATGTCTGCGATCTGCCGGATTCGCTCTTCATATTCCTGCTTTTCGAAGATCATCTTCCGGATGTCCTGCGCGCCTTGTCCGACCGCTGCCCCGCATGATTTGCATTTAGCCATTGTCCTTTTTCTCTCCTTTTATACCAAATGTCCCGGACCGTTCGTCGGTTAGCAAATCTTCCATCCCGGTGATATGGAGCACGTAATACTCCTCGCCTTCAGTTGCTCCCCACTCAGGACGCCCAGTTGATATTGTGATGTACCCGCTTATCATCGTGGCCGGAGCTGACAGGCTGTATCCGGCACGAAGAATTATGTCTTTAAACGGTACGCTGCCTGCTGCCCGGAGTGCACTTTCAACCTGAGCCTGTGAAGCATAAATAAGCTCCAAGCCAAGGAATCTTTTGAACCGGGTCGCATAATATAATATGGAGAGAGTGCTCTGTACTCCTCTTTCTTTTCCCCGCTCCGGATCATCTCCGGCCATTTACGTTTTATTGTCAAAATCATTGTCGTCCTCCCATAAACTCGAACCCTGTTCGTATGCTTTCTCCCAAGGATAAATATTGATCCGTCCGCAGTTATCGCAGAGCACTTTCTTTTTCGGGTATTCTGCTCCGTGTAGGTGTTCTGATCCACCACATGCCCCACACACAAAGAATGGTGTCCCGCCGGGTGACGCATATCCGATTTTTACCTGTTTCCATTTTCCGATCCTTGCCATTTTTTCTCTCCTTATTCCTTCACCGGTACATATCTGTCTATAACATTAAGCGGGTACCCCGTTTGTATAGTTTCGTTCTTCCGTCCCTCTGCCGCTGCCGTCAGGCGGCTTTGATCTTCTTCCATATCTGCGGCGCGGCCTTCTTACCATCGGCAGGCCGTGCATCCTCCTGTAGTTGTTCGATGCTTTCGCCCTGGCTTCGTAGTATCTGCGCCATGCCCGGATTTCTGCCTTGCGCTTCTCGCTTGTCATCACCGTTTCGCGCGCCGCTTCATCTGCCTGTTCTTTCAAGCACTCGTCGGAATCGTCACATTCATCGTAGAAAGGGCAGTCTTCGCACGGACTTGACGGCGGGTCAATCTGCTCACTGCGCGTAAGCACCGCGTCATTCCAACTCGTCCAGTCAGTCATTGATAATTCTCACTCTCTGCGTTTTCCATTCGCGAAGAAAGTTACTGTAGTCAGCAAGCCAATCGTCGGCTTTTACCTCCTTGTCTGCCACCCAATCGTCGGCAAGCATATCTGCCTGTGACGCAAGCCAACCAATCTGCACACCACTAGTGCCTACAAACGCCAAAGCATCATGTCCGATATTGCGATGGTCTGCGTTGACGATTTCGCCGCGCGAGTTCACATAGCTGATTTTGTGCGCGAGTTCAACGTACTGATTCTTGCCGTTCCATCCTTTGCGCCAAATGCGCGCGCCCTGTTTGCACTCTTCCAATGCGTCACCGAATGTCATATTAATCACTCTCCTTTTCGTCTGTATCTGCAAAGAAGTTATTAAAACGCTTTAATACATCGAGCATCTTGTACCAGTTCGACGGCTTGATATGAACATATCCGTCTGGATGAATAATTGTTTCATCTCTTAACTCTTGAATCTGCTTGTTAATCTTATCCTTCGTGGCCCATGCAGCACCTCCTCAATCAGCATGATTACGCACATCCTGCCGTCATACTCCCACGGATAATTCTCAACAATATCGCCGATTTTTAACTCCTGTCCGGCGGCGGTCTTCATCTTGTTATACTCCTGCGCGTCTGACAGAGCCTTGCGCAAGTCGCCCTCAAGTTCGATTTTCTGCACTGCTGTCATATCGTTGTAATGGTCGATACAGCGGCAAGCATCGGCGAGAAGTTCGGATTCGCGCGCGTCAAGATCTTTTACTGCGTCTGCGTCCGTCGCGTTTTCTTTGGTAATGTTGCTGTTGAAAAGTGACTCAATGGCGATTTGTAATGCCTCGGCTTTCTTTGCGCGCTTCGGATCTTTGTAGTTGTCGATTTCGTGGTTCATGCAGTTCGCGCGCATATCGTTCAGATACTTGATAGCTTCATTTATGTTCATGTTTATTTCTCCTCATAAGAAACGCGACTTATCTAGCTGTTTTAAATCTTTTATAAACGCATCATACGAATCCATATGCCCGACTTTAACCATTTTATTGTTGCTTACCATATGTCGAACTGTGCGCCCTCTATAGTCAAGTGACAGAAATCTGCTACCCTCTCTACCAACATACACCGTGTATCGAAGCGGGTTGTCATCACTACACCAGTCGTTTCGCATGATGTCGCCTTTATGCCAACATCTTGAATACTCTTCATCACTTAACTCTCTTAGCATCTCAACTCTCCTAATGGGCAAAACCACTCTTCGTGTGTAATATTATAGTCTCCATATTCGTCGTCATATGTTTTGTCGCATTTACCATAATGCTCTGGAAATTTTAATGCAGGAATATCGTTTGACCAGTATTCGCAGTCCTTGCAATGCACAATAGCTTCGGGCGCATTTTCAAGCTGTGTAATAGCAAATCCAACTGCAAGTGTTGTGCCAAAATCTGATGTATAACATCTGCTTTTAATATCATTTATTAGCTTTGTGACGTTTATATATTTATCCATTGTGCTTCTTTCCCTCTGAACAAAACTGGTCGCCGACCACAATCCTATCGTGCCGCTTGCACGTATATGTAAAATGCGCGCCATCACTCGTCCATCCGCGCGGCTCTGCATTATGGCAATCTCTGCATCGCACAACCGCGTCTGGCAACTCCTCTGCGTAATCGAGCACAGTTTCAATACCCAACACAAAGTCAAGCCGCCCATGCTCCACATCATAATCGTGCGCGCGAATCGGTATCTTTTTTAAATCACTCAGTCTTATCAGTTTGTCCATTGCTCTCTCCGTCCGCGCAAAACCACTTGCCGCCGCTTGTATTGTGCGACTTCTTACATATTAAAAATCCATTCTGTGTGGTTGTATGATAATCACAGTCTTCGCATCTGGTAATTTCTGCGATATTGCTTACCATATTAATCTCTTGAAATTCAATGCCATCTTTGATATATGTAACTTGCTTGAAATAATTCGTATGATCTGCTGTCCGCGCCATTCTGCTCCTTCCCGCGCCACAGCACCGCAGTGCCATGACGCTTTGGTTCGCCGCCACTCTTCGGCTATCGACAGGTATCGGTTGGTTGATTTGAGTTACCTATTGTTTTATTGTGAGTGGTTTATGTTTTGCTTACATAAGGAAGTATAACATATGTTTGATGGCGTGTCAACACATAATTTATGTTTTGGTTTATTTCTTTCGCGCCGCCTTTAGCCTCGCCGCAATCGCCGCCTTATCCTCTTCTGACAACGCCCTAGATTTGCGTTGTTTTCTAATACGAATCCACGACTTCGGTACGCGCGCCAAGAGATAACCGTCGTTCTCTTCCGGTTTGCGCAAGACTTCAATTTCGCTTTGATTTGCGAGAAGATAGTTGAGAATCTTGTGATTGGAAATCGTGACCGTGGCGAAGGACTTGTCGTTGAACCAGTCGATTGCGTTCTCTTTACTGTCGCTCATGGCAATCACCCCAATCTCTTGCGTGTTGGTATCTATACTCATACTGCATCTAAAACCACTTTCATTCTTCATCCCCCTTGTTTCCCAGTGACCAAACTCTAAATTCGTCTTCTCTATCGTCTTGGAACGATCTGAGTGCATCAAGTGGCGATTTAGCATACTCAAAAATCATATCATCCGTAACGATATTCTTTATCACATATAGCCTATCTTCCGCATAATAATATTGGTAAAAATCCGAATCGTCCATTATGTTGTTGACCGGAAAATCTCTCCACCTTATTTCTCTAAGATTGTTGAAAATACAATGGAAAGCTTCGTCAATTTTCGTCATGATTCCACCTCTTTGTAAGTTATTCCGAGTTCGCCCAATTTGTATCTTTTCCCCAGTTCCATTCCGGAATACGCTTTTCCTGCATCAAAATCAGGAAAGGTTAAATATCCTTTATCACGATTTCCGTCACTATATGCTATAAACAGGAATTCTTTGTGGTATGTGCCATCATCAGCAAATTCATCTCCATGTTTCACAACATATTCTATTTTCTCATGGAATGGTTTTAGAACTGCTTTAAGGTATTCTCTTTCTACGTCATTCAAAATCTGAGGATCGTAGATGTCTTTGATCAGTGTCGGTTCGTCATCCTCCCACCTGATTGTCCCAAACATGTGGTCGAATGCAAACATTTCAGTAAATCCACTTCCAATGTTTGTTGAACCTGATTTCTTTGGCTTTTCCTTGTAAATGCACAGACCTCCATCGCTGTCTCTTGCTATCCACCTGTATTCTTTATTTATGTTCCTTGCAATAACCTTTTCGTCTTCTGAAAATTCTTTCATCTTTCGATCTCCTATCTTTTATTCTTTATACGGATCAGGTAATGGCATCCATGCTATAACTTCATGCATTATTTCCGTATTACCATTCCACGCATCAGCCGTGACCCAACATTTTTTATATCCGTTTTCAGTTCTGAAACTGTCATATCTCGCAATAACATGGTGTACGCTCCATGCGTATATTAAAACAGGTCTGCCGTCTTCTGGCAACCTCTCACTACAAGGAATCCATGTTTTAAAGTAGATGATTCGCAACGGCATTAACCGCCTCGTCTGTGGCGTTGATTTTATCGTCTGCCATAACGTTGTTTTTAAGAATTCTCGCTATGTAAATATTTCCGAATATGCCGCATAAAATATGCAAGTTCTTCATTATTTCGTCCCCTCAATCTTCATGATCGGCTTGTTTCATACTGCCGCCTTCTTAATCATCCAAACTGTCGGCACTGGTATTATTCCACGGACAATTTTCACAATTACTAACCAGTTCTCCGTCATCATCGAAGCTGTAATCATCACCATATCCGCTGCACTCATCACACCGATCCAAGCGATCTAATTCCTCTTCATATTCTATGTAACAGTGTTCACATAAATCCATATCATTTACGTGATGAATTTCATCTTCTGTTAATTCGTCTGCACCACATTCATCACATCTGTAGTAGATTTTATGTAGCTGCGAACACTCATCCCCGATGCACGGATATGTGTCTGTAGCACAATCACAGCACTCATTTACTTCATATTTCATTTACTACACCCCGTCTTGCTTATGTGATTTACTCGGTAAAGTGAGATATTTATCATTTTCATTTTTGATGACATCGCGAAAATAACATCGCTCAAACATGACTGGCCCATGCAACGATGACAATTTGGATATTTCATCATCTGAAAATCCAAGATCTAATATTCTGAAAACCTTTCCATCTAAAAATTGATATGTAAAAAGTATCATCTTTTATTCGCCTCACCATCTAATAATTCAAACACCACACGCACGCCGCCAGTCCTAGAAGCGTTGTCGTAGTACGCAAGACCGTCGTTGTCCACATAGACGAAGAGGGCACCGGAAATATAGTTCTGTAACCAATACCATTCCAGTTCATCTTTGCCATCAGTTGAGATACGATTGCGGAGATGTTCCATGCCATAGAACTGCTTTGTATATTGGTCATCTGTGTTCCAATGATTTTTACCAAAGATTTCTTTTTCAGTAGGAATCCTAAGATAATCTCCATAGGAATCATCGATCATCATGGGAAACATTCTGCTTCTTATTTTCTCGGGGAAAGCGAGGATGAGTTCGGTATTCAAATATTTTCTTAAATAGGAATTAAGATAATTCAGATATTCTTCTGATGGGTTCTCGTACATCGGCATTTCTCTTCCAACACAGTTTTTCGTGATGAAAAGCATTCCGTCTTCACACTTCTGTACTGCTTTTGCACGAACCTTTTCACCTGTGGTGAGCTTGAAACGAATCTCGTCTCCAAGCTCAAACGTTTCCGTATCAATCGTCTGCTTTCTTATGACTTTCATAATATCTCCCGCTAAATGTTATATTAGTTAATTGATCTCATTCGTCTTCATTTTGCGACTGCTTCTGCGTAGGTGTTACGGATGGCAAATCGTTATAACAAGCAGTGAGTAATTCTTTATACGTTTCTATTGTCCTATTCTCGTCTAGTGCAGAATCCATATTGTTCAATGTGTTTAATACTGCTTGTCTACTCACTGCATCATCGCAAGGCTCTTGCTCTAGTGATTTGATTGCCGTGCCAAGTGCATCTGCATCATAAGATGTAACATAAGTCAACTCATCTTCCTTTTCGGCACATTCTTCTAAAAATATTTTTATTCTTTCTATTGCTTCTCTTCTTGGTATTCTTTCATATCGCTTTTCAACCTTGTCTAGTAGGCGATTTAGTTTTTCTTGCTCTTCTAATTGATCAAGAAAATAACCTATATCGTCTTTTAAACAATCACCGTCACACTCTGATCCGTAATAGAAAACTGTTTCGCTCAATAGATTCAGCACATAATGAGAATTATCTTGTTTATCTAATAGGTCTTTTGTGGCTTTTAATAATATTTTTGCTCGTTCTAATAAATCCTCATCCATCTTTTAATAACTCCTTTAACACCGCTTCTAATACGTCTACAACGATTGAATTTCCCGCTTGTTTGTAAAGTTGCGTATCGCTGCATACAGAGTGTGCCTTTTCGTAATCTGAATCAGAAAATCCCATAAGTCTGAAACACTCTTTCGGAGTCAGTCTACGAACGTTTGATTTATCTAAAATCTTCACTTCGTGCAGTCCTCCTCCGCTCGTTACAATTGTCGGACATAGTCCTTCTGTGCTGTACACTCGCGCTATACTCTCTCTCTTCCACTTTGGCTTTCCGCATAAGGTTGCTATCTGTATGCACCTTTTCTCTGATAAAGTTATTTTCAATTCTTCGTCCTTCTCTTGTTGTAATAGTTTTTGCTATCTCACAACTCTCTCTCTCTCTCTCTCTCTCTCTCTCTCTCAGTTGTTAAATTTTTATCAATTTGGTCACTCATATATAACTCCTATGTTGCAGATGTGGCATTGATGTTATCGCCGCCACATAAATTTATTTTAGTGTTTATTAATTAAAACAAAAATATATTATTACTCACACTTTGAATACCCGCATGAAACGCACGTGAGACACGCTCCAGTGTGCTGTAACGGTTCGCCACAGTTCGGACATATACCTCTTTCAAGCATATCAGAAGCATCCTCAATGTCTTTACTCTCAGTCTTTGGGACAACAATTTTCACTTGTTTTTGCTTAACAGCCTTCTTAGTCACTGGTTTATCAGCGTAGTCATTTAAACCAAGTTCTTCTTGTACTTCGTTATACATATCAATGAGCGCGTTGCCAATCGCCGTTGGACAGCAGTTTCCCTTCGATGTGTCATGCCGTGTTGCAGAACGTACAGCATAAGAAGGGCAAGAACCAGACGATTTTAACTGGTCTACAATAGAATAAATGTCAATTCCTCCGCGCGCCGCCAGAGACATCATGCGCGACAGTCCAGTATATGAACATACGCAACCACCTTGACTACCTCTGTTTACATATGTTTCAAGCAATGCGCCAGTGTCGGGATCAAAGTACGCACATAGATGCATCCGTCCGCAACCACTTGTTAGAGTACGTTTCTTACCAATGCAATTATCGTCTGCCTTGATAATCATTCCGCGCGACAAAGCATTATGATTAACTTTTGTTTTATCCTTATCGTCTGACTTTCTATCTGTCAAAATTCCAACGCGCTTACATCCATCACGGAATATGGTAATACCCTTTAAGCCTTTTTCCCACGCATATAGATAAAGCTGTTCAATTTCAGATTGCGCAATATCATGCGCCAGATTGACCGTAGACGATATCGCGGTGTCAACATGATTCTGTAATACAGCTTGCATATCTACACGGTCTTTCCATGCGATATTGCCAGATGTTTTGAAAATACTTGGCAGTTTGCCATTTGCTTCTGGATGCTTTGTAAGATACTGCTTCGCCACATCAACGTAAACGGTATAATATTTCTCTTGTCCGTCATTCAGCGATTCTGTCTTGCGCTGATATGAAAGATTAAATGCGGGTTCACAACCAGTCGAAATGTTGAGCATTGTTCCAATCGAACCAGTTGGCGCAATCGACAGCAATGAAATATTACGCAGACCATATTCGCGAATACCTAATGCGGTCAACTCCTCGTCAGTAAAATGCTTGCGGATAATACTTGATTGTAAAATCCTATCGTCATATGCAGGAAACGCACCAAAAGATTCTGCAAGTTTACTGCTTGCAATCACAGCCCTTCTGAACATATAACCCATAACTGCGTCCATAAAATCTCGCGCTTCTTTGGTATCATAAGCCATTCCAAGTTTAATCAGCATATCATACATACCCATAACGCCAAGACCAATATTACGGAATGTAAGGCTCATATGCTTCTGCTCTTCAATCGCATGATTATCTTTATTCTCGTCGATAATTCTGTCAAGTCCACGCACGGCACAATCAATCACCTTACCGAACTCGTCAAAATCAAAATGCGCGCCATCCCCAAAAGGATTGACAACAAACTCTGAAAGATTGATACTGCCAAGATCGCACGCAGAATTTTGTCCCAAGGGTTGCTCACCGCATGGATTACACGTTTGAATCTCATACGGAGGGAACTGTTCAGCGAGATTGTAATTTCTGAATCGGTTAGTAAAGATACACCCCGGCTCTCCCCAATCGTATGCGTTATGCATCATCAATTTATATACTTCAATAGGCTTGACATCGTATTCAATCATATTACCGCCATAGTCGCGCTTAATATGTTTTGTAACAACCTCTCCGCTTTCATAATACTTCTTAACAGCAGTCATAAAGTCGTCGTCAATTTCAAGCGAAAGATTCGCCTTTTTGATTTCATTATCATTTGATTTAATGGTAATGAACGTAGGTGCTTCTTTATGCCACGCATCGAGTGACATGAGTAATGCTCCCTTGCGTGACCCTCCCTGTGAAATAGACTCCGTAGTTTTGTTGAACATTTCCATAAATGGCACAATACCATCAGAAGCAAACTGTCCATGATTGATGCCAGTTCCCTTCGGGCGCAATTTACTCAGTGAAAGCCCTTCGCCACCTTGCGCCTTAAATGTTTTGGCAATAATTGTATTTGTGTTAAGAATATCATCAAGAGAATCCTCGACATATCCCGCCGAATAACAATTCATCATTGAGCCTTTTTTGACAGTACCGCGATTCGCAGTCGTTCTGCCACCGAACATAAACTTTTTCTCTTTGATGTATTGTCGCATTTCTGCGTCGTCGCCAGACACCCTATCAAGCCATTCTTCAAAACTCTCGCCGTTGTATTGATACTTCTTCTTCCAAATATCAATACCCAACTGATTGTCCGCTCCTAACCATTCTTCTACTGTCATTGAATCACCCTTCTCTATTGATTAGTTGATAGATACACCATGCGATTGTCATTACATAGACATACACAGGAAAGACAACCGCGCTCAAAACCATCGCACAAATACTCGTCGCCCAATTCAAATCAAACGCCTCCGCGAAAATCTGTGGCATATAGAACCACGCCACAGATTCATCCACTTCGTCGTTCATCCACTCCCACAGCAACACCATAAACGGAATGAACTGAGTCAGAAGATACGCGGCAGAAGTAATGTCAGTAAACATCACTTGTTCATCACCTCCTCAAACTCCGCTTCAAACCTGTCAAACGCCTCGTCAGACAAGTGCGCGTCCACGCTGACCAAATGCCCCGCCAGACTTTCCACGCCCAACATACTTGCGCCGTCCACGACATACCTGCCATACAGAACATCAATGCCGCCATCATCTTTGTATTTCTCGCACAATCGCGCGAGTTTCACGCAAGTGTCGAACGAGTCCAGACCCACACTTAGCATATGCCTTGCCATGCTCTCACCTCCCTTAATTCGATGTGTACCATCCTTCGGTAAAGTCACGCGCCTTAATCTTGGTAATCACGCGCCGCCCCATCCTGTCGATTAACTCAACTTTCGGGCGACCCACGACACCTTCCATTTTGTGCGCAGGATTCACAAGCGACATCGGCTTTGACTGAATGTATTCAATCGCGTCCTCAATCGTGCCAGTCAGCGCAATCGGTACTACTTCAAGACCGAACGCCTTGGCGATGTCTTCTACGGAATCGCGCCGCATCCACGCCCTCTGATTCGGTAGGTATACATCAAATAGAATCAGCGCATTGTCCGCGCGGTACAGACCGCCGCTTTTCTGGATTTTCGCGCCGTACCCTTCGCCAAAAAGCACCACTGGCATTTCGCCGAACTTCTGCTCAAACAGTTCTTCGACCTCGTTCGTGCCAAAAGTCTTGACTAGGTAATTGAGAAGAGTAACTTGAATGTTCGACGCTTGTGTGCGCCCACCATACGTTACGCTGTGACCGTCCCAAGCGACCTGTGTATTCGTGCCGTCAACCTTCTCTGTCCATACCCAATCGTTATTGGCAATAAACTCAACTGTCTCGCTCTTGTATGCGCCTTGAATCAGCTTTTTCGTGCCGTCCTCCGCGCGCTTAAACGGAGTGTCAATCTTTGGATAAGTAATCATACTCTCACCTCCTCGTCAGAGTACCCAAAGTACCCATACATTAACTCGTCGCCAAATGGAATGACCTTGAACGCCGTGTCGTCGCCAACGCCGCAAGCCTCGCGCGCCGCCTGCACAGCTTCTTCCGCGCCTCCCTGTGCCATGACTACAATTCGATTGAGTATTGTCACACCGTCTTTCGCATAGATAGAATGTAACCTGCCACGGATATGTCATAACGCGCCGCCTCCATAATAATACGTTATGTAATTCATCATTGCTTCCCACTCTGGCGAAACCTTCCACTCGCCGCCGACCTTGGATTTGTTGAATGTATCACACGAATCCACAAACAGCTTGCTACAGCACTCCTGTAACCACGGATGAATCGGATGCGAACTGTCGGGCGCATAGCACTGAGGCACAATACCAATAATCGGTATTCCATGTTCTTTCGCTATTGCCAACTCCTGCGCCGTGCCGATAGACTCTGGCACATTAAAGTAAACAATCACGATATATGCGTGTCTCAGTTTGTACACATCATAGTCGCGCACCTCGCGCTCACTGTCGTAATCCTCTGGATTGTACGGAGAGTAATGATCTGGCGGCGAAAATACATACATATCGTATTTCAGCATATCTCCCACATACTCACGCCATGCCGACATATCTTCCATTGACAGTCCGCCCATGCCGCCGCTTAAAAACGCATACTCCATATTATTTACCTCCGTAAGTAAGCAACCAATCGTAATTCTTTGACTGTTCAAATTCTGTGAACTCCTCGTCTTCCGCTTCGATTCGTCCGCGCTCAACGCCACGCAACTTGTATCGCCTTTGTAATTCTTTCTGGCTTGCCGTTAAATACAGCACTACAATGTCGAAATCATCGGCGCACGTTTGCTTCAACATTTCAACTCCGCGCGGGTCAACCACATAGACGAGATTACCATATGTATCATTCAGCAGGTATTCTTTGGTAACAAAATATTTGTTGCCGTTTATTTCTGTGTAAGCAACGATGTGGCGAGTGTGCATTAGTTCATCAGCCAACTTTTCGCAAATAAAAATGTGGTCTTTCGATTCGCCAAACACATACGGATTGAAGTGTGACATGACCGTTTCAATCTCGCCGTCGCGCGGCTTGCGAGTTGTATAGCTTTTTACCATGTTAAAACCGCAGTTGTGTGTCAATTCTACCGCAAGTGTCGTCTTACCTGCGCACGTTCGCCCGACTAGGCAAAGCATTAAACGTTTCAAAATCCAATGTCCTCCATAATGTTTCTCATATGTTTAAAGAATGATTCGCGGCTGATAATCAATGCTTGTGAATTATTAAGTACCTCTTGTTGTGCCTTTGTAATTCTGCCGCCAACCGACACAACAATGTCAGCGCGCTTCAACCTGCTTGTGACTTCCGCGCCCAAATCACGGAGCAAATCTTCTGCGCGAAGTAACTGCCTATCCTGTCCACCTATAAATGTAAACGTGTGCGTCATGACATCATCTTCGTCCCACGCATACGGTAAATTGGAAAGAACATACGGCGCGAGAATCAGCACTTCTGTCTTGCGCCTATTTATAAAATCAATCACAGACTGGCGCGCATTTCGCGCATCCTCTATCAGTTCTGGAATGTATTTATCCTTGAACTTGTCGAACTCGCAGTCTGTAATAAAAGTGAACCAGTCGCCATCATAAGCGCGCGCGATTGCCCTCGCCTCTTGCGCGTACAGATTCGGTATTCTTAACGCCCGAATATACATCTCCATGTCGGCGTATGTCTTCACAGCTTCAAGAGCCTTGACAAGTCTCTCTGCTTGGCGCGGCTTCAAACCAGTATAGAACCAGTCTGAAAGAGAGAAATGAAAAGGATCGTACAGCGCGAAGTGAGGGCATGAAATCGCAAACTGCTCCGCTTCGTCTAGCGTTCTGGCATACGGCAAATTGAATGTCTTCCAGAATGTATAAATCCGCAGAGCCAACGCGCCGCAACATTGGTCATTACAATAGTATTGTCCTGTTGCTTCATTAAGTTTGATGGTGTCGCCGCAGTGCGCGCATCTCGTCGGTATTTTGTATGTTTCAGATTTTTTTATAACTTTTACGATTTGAAACAACACCGTATCGTACATGACTTCCGCGCCGATTCCTATGCCCAACTCAACAAGGTGAGCATATGACCGTAACGAAGTCTTCGGCTGATACCCTAACTTTAAATTTGGCTGTAAAATCGCCCATGGTACGTGTTCGCCATATTCGTTCACGCGCCAGTCAAGGTCAACTACTTCACATTTCGTCTGCATACACTCACCTCAATTTATGTTGCTGTTTATTTTATCCCAAGTTCTTCCAGTGAATACTTGTAATCGTATTCCATTCCTTCATACATACCAGTGTCAGCGGCGAAGTGCGGGAGAATCATGCCGTCGAATCCAATGTCAATCGCAAGGTACGCGCCAATATCGTCGTGGTACTTTGCAATCGTCGGATTCATTGCTCTGAACGGATGCACAACTTTTGACAGGTATTTCTTTTCTACGCGGTCAAGCACTGGATTCGCAATAATATCACTAATTAGAACTGGCGTTTCAATCGGAAGGTTGCACAGAACATCATCAGCTAAGTGCCGTACCGTCGCCCTCTTGCCAGTGTATTCTGTATAAAGCCCTACCTCTTTGTGTGGCTTGCGCTCATACAGAGTAACGCAATTCTCTTCATATTCGCTCTTGACAATGTATTTAAATCTGCTATCAAAGCACTTTACAAATGCAACATCCTTTGTGCTATACCGCCCCATAACTTACTCCTCTTCATCACACTCTTTTCACGCCGCCTTGTACTTCTTCTGCCGCTTCTCAAACGCCGCACCCTTCTTTAACTGATTATCAAGTTTCGCCATGATACTTCGCTGATACGCCAGTTCCGTTCTGCCGTGAAGCATTTTGGTATTCATTCTTGTACCTCCTATGAATGTGAATAATTATTAACTAAATTTATGTTAATGTTTATATATTATTATGATATAACGCCGATTGAACGCATCCTATCTAACGCTTTATCATAATACTCTTTATTTTTTTCAATTCCATAAAAATCTCTTCCAATTTCATGTGAGCAAATTAATGTAGAACCAGAACCCGCGCATGGATCAAACACCAAATCTCCTTGATTAGTATTATCAACCATCAACTCTTTTAAAAGTTCATGATTCTTTTCTGTTGGATGTATTCTTCCCTTCACTGTATTAGAGTATTCAAACACTGTATTCTTGCAAAAGGCATTAAAAACACCACCACTTTTATGAAACCATACCGCGTTTTCTATCCCACTTAAATAAACATATTGTCCGTTTGTCGGAGGAGGATTTGTTTTCTTCCATATAATCTGCCGAGTTGTACCCCCCACTTGCTACAAAAAATTTATAAATTGCGCTCAGTTGTTCTTTGGCGCAGAAGATGATAATGTTATTCTTGGTAATTCTATATACTTGTTGAATAAATTCTATCGTGTTAAATGTTTCAACATCTGCCGCTCCCTTATCCATGTTGTTTTCGCGCAATCCATTATGGCGATTTACGACTCCAAAAGGAATATCAGTTAATGTCATATCAACGCAATTATCAGACATATATTTCATGATGTGCATACAATCATCATTAACAAATGTATTTCTTTCCACTATCAAGCTGTAATCACCTCTCGCTTTTGATTGTAATTATCCAACTCTGGAATTTGTATCATTTCTTCTTTGGCGCGTTTGTAATAATCTTTGTTAATCTCAAAACCATAAAAGCTACGTCCAGTTGTTAAACACGCTCTAGCTGTCGCGCCGCTTCCAAGCACAGGGTCGATAACTATATCATATGGATCAGTAAACGTTTCAATCATTTTTGTTAAAATGTTCTGCGGCTTTTGAGTTGGATGAATCTTAGGAACATCTTTACCGTCTCTCTCCCACTTCCACCAATTAAATACCATGTGATGCTTGCCATCTTCTCCAATATTGCGGAACTTAGGCAACTTATCTCTATAAAAGATAATCGCGTGTTCAGTAGCACCAACCACACGCATATTTGCTTTTAACACCTGCGGAGAATAATTCTTAATAAAGAAAAGTGGAATACTATGTGGAAATCCAAACTTCTTCGCCGCGTCAATCAATGTAGGTATCTGCTCAAACGAACAGAAAAGTATCATACATGGAGCATCACTGCTTCTTCCACGCTGTTTAATTTTACCTTTCGGTTCTTTCTTTAACAACTTATGGCAGAACGAAAAGTATTCATACAAATTAAAGTCGTAATCAGAAGAAAAAGCTGAACGTCCCGCCTTTTTGCTTTCTCCATTTTTATTATCTCCACCAACGTACCACATAGGATTACTACCATAAAAATTATTACCAACACAATACGGAAGGTCTGCAATAATTAATTGTGCAGGTTGTACGGTATGCGACTTCCAATTCTGATAACTGTCGTTGTACAGTTCGCATTTTAATCTTGGGTGTCTTTCAATATTTTCGCTCATTTCTACTCCTAAATTTATGTTAATGTTTATTAAAGTGTACGAAATTCAAAGTACGGATGCTTAATAGCAATCTGATCCCAACCCTCGTCATACGCAGGTAAGTCCATAGTAGTCAGCATATGCTTGTATACTCTATCGGGAATCTCATATCCGCGCTCAATCGTGCGCGGTTTGCAGAGCGACAGTGGCTCGACAATCACAAGGCACTCTTTGAATACATCCATATCCGCGCCAGTCTCAACCTCATTCTTGATACGTTCAAGCATCTTCATTCGGTTATCCACTCTGAGATTGGTTGCGTCATAGATAACATTCTTGCCGTCTTTAAGGCGCTGAATCGTGCGCGCGTCCATCTCTTTGAAGACATCGGCATTGTGCTTCTGGTCTTTAATATCGCCAAGCAGTTCTTCACGGATTCTATCAGAGGAAATAACCTCATACTTGTCTTTGTATTTCTCCGCAAGCGTACTCTTGCCGCAACCCGGCATCCCTACCAACATTACAAAACAAACTCTGTTCTTCATAGCTTCCTCCTTTTGTGTTTATGTTTGCTATCTGTAACATAGTATACAGCATATGCTACAGATAGTCAAGCATAAATTTATAAATATTTTTATTTCATTATACTGCCGTCAAGTTCAGACTTACAGAGTTCGTATATCATCTTACCCATATACTCGGTATGCACAAACCAAATCTTCAATCCTGTGCGCCGTTGTAACGTTAATAACGTGCGCAAAAAACTGTCGGAGTTTAGCGCAGATCGGTAGTTACCATCCAATACATCAGCTATAGAATCATTCTCTATAATTAAATGACAGTTATCCATATGCTCCATCCGTGCGAATTCACGCATGATGCGTCCATTATCTTTATCAGTCTTGCTGAAATTTCCCGCCAATTCATTGACGCTGTTCTTGCGCTCGACGATGAAGTTGTCATTGAAGTATGTATCAAATGTTACTCCAAGTTCTATGTTCTTCGGTATCATGAAAGAGTAGTCGCCAGTTTTAAGCGCGCGGCTCTTATGTTTGATACCATTATCATCAAACCACTTCACGATATCCTCATTCTTCTGTTCGCGCGTGTCCACCAGAATAACCATCGACTCTAACAGCTTTTTATATTCACTTGCTGTATAGTAATGTTTCATCTATGTCGTCTCCAAGGACGGAATATTTCGCCGCCCACCATTGAATTTCATCCGTATCGCGCCACTTATTATGCTCCCTATCAACACATTCCTGCCTCGGCAGTTTCTTCGCCGTGTACATATAGATAATGTCGCCGTCTTCAAGTTTGTTCCTGTCATATCCGCAAAAACCGCAGTAGCGCGAATGTGGATTGTTCGTCGCCGTCTTGCGCACTCGGAAGTGAACCGTCTTGCCAGTAGCGAAACTGTACCCATCAAACTGCGGAGTGTACTTTGTGTCGATATTATGCACTTGAATCACGCGCCAATTCATGTTCTTATTAATAATGTTGGTATAACCAAGGATGTCGTATTGCCAACGCGCGCGCTGAATCTCGTTCGTCTTCACATCCGCTTCTGCCGCCTCAATCTCACGTAGGATTCTTCGCGTATCAATCTCACAGTAACGCCCTTTCACGCGCCGCGCCGCATACTGTTCAATCTCGTCCGCGCTCAAATCCCACAGCTTGATTGCCTGTTTTGTAGAGTACCGCCTGTTGCCATCTTTATCTGGCTTCAATTCCAGTTTCGGTAAATCGCTCTCATACCCTCGGTCTTCTGCGTACTGCTCCACATCAATCTCTTCTACTCGGTTCTCGGTCATGTGGTCACAATGCCGCGCGAAAATCTCTTTGTATTTATCTGGCACTTCATCGCAACTGATATTGCCAATTTTGCGCAACCGTTGATACCACTTGTACACGGTCAGCAGTTTCGCCGAATCGCCGAACTCCGCGAAGTAATCTATTTTGATTAACGTATCTACTTGATTTGTTCTAATATCCTGTGGCAGATTGTAGAGTAAATCTGTGAATGTATTAAACCTCCTGTCGCGCAAATCATACAATTCGTCCGACACTTGATTGTTCAGCATCGGCAGTGAGCCAGTACCTTTGTAAATACTGTTCGTTTCTTTATCAAAGTAGTACGCGCCGCGCGAGTATCTAAACGTAGGTAACTGGATTTTTATTCCAGTTTTGTGCGCATATTTCAGCAACGCCGCCTGTTTCTCTGGCTTATCCGTCGTGATGTTAAGTGCCGTTGTTAAAAACTCTAGCGGATAGTAGTACCGCAACCATGCCGCCGCGTACCCTTCATAGCTGTAAGGCGCGCTGTGATTTCGTGAGAAGAGGTAACGGCTTGCGTCCTCAATAACTTGGATAAACGCCACGATGTCATGCTCTGCCTGTTCGCGCGACATATCGAATTTCTCCGACATGGTTTTGATGAATCCGTCTATGTGCTTTTCGTGGTTCTTGTCTTGTGGCATATAGCCGCCGTCTTTGATAATCGGTATGTACTGGTCTGTGCCTGTTTTCTTGGCGAATCCGCGCCGCACAATATCCGCTTGACCCATCGTGAAACCACAATAGGTATGCAGGAATTCAATAATCTGGCACTGATACACCAAGTAGCCAAATGTGCTTGACAAAAATTTATCAATCGCCGGATTCCCTGTGCGCCGAATTACGCCGTTTGCCAAGTCGTCGCGGTACGAAGCACCTGCGGGGCGAATGGCTGAGTTACCCATGGTAATCAACTCCATTCTATCTACGTTCGGATTTACCGCCTTGAACTTCTCAATGGTCGAATCGGATAGAAGTTTCTTGATATAATCCTGCGCCGTGTCGCTCTCCCACTGAAAGATACAAGTCGTATCGTCGCGCATTGACTTCCATACTTTATCGTCGTTCACATCCATATTGTCGGGCAGAAGCATCGGAATATTCGCCAGTTTGCAAGTGCCAGAGATTAACTCGATTGTATCGAGCGCAAGTAAGTCTAGCTTAACATAATTAAGCGAATCTACTTCGTGCATCCAAAGCTGACTGATTGCATGAGTATTTGTAGACGAACTACACAACCCAACTTCTCCGTCAAATGGATGATCTACAACTAGCCTCCCCGAAGGATGAACGCCAAGTGAAATTACCACGCCATTTGCGATATCAACATATTTAAATACATCTGGATATTTCTTGCGCGCACCATCCTCATCTTTCTCTGCCATCTTGCCTATTTCATCGTCAAGTTTCATATAATCAACATCATCATTATCGCAGTACAAACCTTTACATACATCACGAATTGCCCCTTTTAATGCAATAGTATTGAATGTAATGATTTCACTGCAATACAAACCATGCCGATTAAATATATAGTTTATTACATCATCCCTTCTGTTCGGAGGAATATCACTATCAATCCTTGCTACCCTCGGTTTTCCGATATTTATTAGGGGAGTAGACTATATCTTTGCCCACACCATCACAGCATGGGCGCGCGGTACTTCCAATGGTGACGAATAATCCATTGTACTCTTTGCCAAGATAGTCGTTTAACCTTCCTATTTCTAGGCTCGGCACAGGATTGCCATATCTTTCGACTTAGGTTTTCCCTGTTAGCCTACACACTCAACGCCATTTCCTGCGTTTACTTCTCGTTGTGTAGACACCGCTTCGTCAAGCGTCCACCGCGTAATATTCTTATCTGTTACCACATAAGACGACTCTGCCATATATTGTAAATATCTATCATGTTTTCTATCTAAGTAATAATTTGCATTATGGTATAAGTAATAGAGAACGTTTAACGGTTTGGATTTTCCTCCAAATTTTACACTTTTAACCTTGTCACTTTTACGTTCCCTACTTAATCCATAACTTTCAATAACTCCATTGGACACTAATGTGTCTCCAATCCAAGTAACCATGTCTTGCGTTCCAGTGACTCCGCAATAATACATTCCGTCAGATGTATACAGCGTGCCATTACCATCCCAAAAGCCACGAATAAAATGCTTGATTAATTTATTTGGTATTCCAACTGGCGGCTTCATAATACAAGTCTTATGCTCAATTAATCCATGACTTTTTACATCGCGTACCATATCGTCATCTGAAATTATTAATCTACAGAATTTAGACTTTCTTCCGTCGAAACTATTATTAGCATAAAATTTAATTGGGTAATTGCAGTCCATACATTTCTCTAGTTTTTCCAACTGCTTATAGTCTGTATCAATAATTGAAATACCGACTTTGTTAGGAACACACAAGAATCCATCTGCATATATAAACCCAAAAAAGTATGCCTTATCTTCCGTATCTATATCTTTAAAATAACGATAGTTGCAATGATAATGTCTTCCTTTATGCTTATCATCTCTAATTGGAAGATTATATCTTTTAAACGCTTTGTATACAGATTGACATTTACACCCAAGTTCTTTTGCTATTACAATTCCGCTCTTATGGTTACTTACATATTCATTTTGATAAATATTTTTCCAATCGTTTTCTGTCAACTGATTCGCTTTAATAAGTAACACCTCCTATTTTTGAATCATGACAGATATTTATTTTTACGTTTATTATATGGCGTTAATCTGCAAGTGATACTCTTTCCACGTTCATGAATCGCTCAAAATTCAGCTTGAACTTGATGCTATCCATTTCGGTAATACCCAACAGCCAACACACTACTGAACCATTCACACTGCCTCGTCCGTACCCCAACTGAATATCATGCGCGCGGCAATACTCAGCGACCTCATTCATAAGCAGAATAAAATCAAACGCCTTGTTGTGCTTGTACACGCTCATTTCATATTCAGCGCGATCCACATACTCTTGGTAATTCGGGTACTTGTCCACGCCTCTGCGCTTGATTCCTTCCGCGACCAGTCGCCGCAGTTCCACTTCTGGATTCTCCCACAGATGCGGATATTTGTACGACCTATCCATTTCAAACGGCTCGACCATATTAGCAAGAACATTCGTATTCTGGATAGCTTCAAGCACGACTTTGTACGGCAGAGCATCTTGCGCGCGGTAAGCACTAACTAACTCGTCATACGTTTTGAATGTCAAATCCCATCCATCTTCATTCTCAAACCGTACACCTTTCGCGTGTTGCAGAACTGCGCGCGCTTCCATGTGCGCCTCATTCAATGCGTGAGTATCAGTTCCCGCAATCAGCCGCAAACCGTGTTTCTGCGCCAACTCCAATAAATACCTGTTGTATTCTTTCTGCTCTGGCACATTGTGGTGCTGAATCTCCAAGAAGCATCGTTCTCTGTTCGCCGCCAAAAACTTAATCAGTCTCCGCTTAATCGTCGCCGTTCCGCTGTGCAGTGCTGACGCAAGACAAGCTGTCGTGATAATTACGTTATCACTGGTATTCTCCAACTCGTCGATAGTAATGCGCGGACGATAGTAGTAATGACCGTCCTCTCGATTGAAAGACGCGGAAGAAAGGCGGTTAATCTCCTTAACCCCCTCCCAGTTGCGCGCGAAAAGACACACATGATAGTTGTCCTTGATTTTCTTTTCAAGCGATTCCGTCATATAGAACTCTTCGCCGTGGATGTATTTCATTCCCGCGTCTTCAATAGCTTCTTTCTTGCCGAGCCAACTGAACACAGAACCATGTTCGGTGAACGCCAGTGCGCGCATACCGCACTCCTGCGCTTTTTTGATATACGCCGTGTACTTCGTGACTGAATCCACATTGGTCACGCCATTAGACAAGTCGGAATGTAAATGAATGATTGTGTAATTATCCATTAATAATCCTCCTCGTCATCAACGGCATTGAACGCTTCGCAATCTTCGCCAAAGTCACAAATGTTACGGCAGAAAAAGAAGTCTTGCTTATCTGCGAACTCCGTGTCGGCTATGATTTTCTGGATGCTATCATCGACCCACTGCATTGTCTCGTTATAACGTTCTTCGTTAAACGGCACGCGATAAACACTGTTTGAGTTAAAGAAGTTCCATTCGATAAAGTCAACCTTGCCGTACTTTTCAATCACAGGTTTGGCATACATATACATCTGCCGTTCATATCCATTGTATTTTTCCTGTTTGCTTTTCAGTACATTGCCACGCTTGCCTAACACCGTGTCCGCGCTCTTGTGGTCGCAAATCACGACTGCGCCATCCTGTTTGTACAGCAAGTCGATACGCCCGACTACGTTGTAATCTTTAATCTTGAAATCATGTTTACCCTCGACTTCCAATACCTCAATATCTTTTGGGTATGTCAGATTCGATAAGTAATTCATTCCATTTTCAAAATATTTCATGCGCGTATTTTCCGAAATCACATAGCTATCTGCAATATCGTCATAGTCAAGCAAAAACTTTTCCAATGCATCATCCGCGCTCTCTTCGTGCTTAAAAAAATGTTCAAGCCGTTCATGCATGTAACCGCCGCACTCTGCATAGAAATTATTACACTCTGGCAGAATAGGATAACCATTACTGTCTACGAATAGGTATTGGTAATAGAAAGCCAATGGACACTGTTCGTAAGTTGAAATCCGCGTGTACGACCATCGCATCTTCTTTATCTTTTCACTGTAATCACTCATTCTACCTCCTGCATAAATGTATGTTTATGTTTATTTAGTCGCAGAGAATTTTAATACCATAACTCTCAGCCGCCTCATGCTCAATGCGGCAACCGCGCGCGCTCTTCCAATCCTCCGCGAAAGCTACTGCGTCAGCGTTCGATAGTAGTTCAAGTGACCTTCCGAGAAACCATAATGGTTTGGCATTGCCGGGTGCGCCGCGCACATAGGAATCAACAATCTCAACATCAGTACCATAAGTCGCGCGAATCGCAATAATCATAGTGTTGCGCTCCGCTTCAATCGTAGTTGCGTCCTTGCCGCGCATCGGCTGTGAGATAAATACCTTCATAATTTTCTTCGCCACATACCACTCATCGCTCTGGTAAGTAAGGAAGTCGTCGGTATTCATGTAGATATGAAACTCACCGTCAGTCTCCGTCACCGTGCCAGTGGTCGCGTCGAATGTCCACTCTTCGTCCGTGCAGTCATTCCGTTTAATCGTCTCGCCATCAAGCATCTTTGCCAACGCTTCAACTGTTGTCATATGCTATTATACCTCCGTATGTATATTTATGTCAATGTTTATTTTCGTGCCGCAGAAAGTTAGAGTGCCATGTGAACGGCATATGTACCGCAATCCACTGGCGCCGTGTCGAACGGACAACCTTGGCACTTCTTGTCAATGAATTTTTCGCAGTAGCGTCTGCGCCGAATGTATTGCTTCATTCATTTCAATACTGCTCTGATTGTATGATATGTAACTGCTATCAATCCGCGCCGTGTCACTAACCATTGTCATTCTCCTATGTAATCCTCAGTCTCCGTGTACTTGCTCTCTTTGGTGTATCTATCAACGTATGTTTCATGCCGTTCAACATTGTGCGTTACTTCATAAACCGCATTGTCATATCCGAGGATAATCGCAATCGCCTTGTATTGTTTACAGCACTTGTTATACCACACTAACTTCACTTCATCTGGTGTTGCCTTATGCTCCCACTCAAACCGCCGCATCTTCTCGTTGTATGCTTTGGCTACCAGTTCGCAGATATGGTCGATTCTTTCATCCATATTCCTCTCCTATCTCAGCTTCACTTTTTCACTGTATAAAATTTCCCAAATTTCCCTGCCGCAATCCACTGGCGCGTTCTTCGCACTCGCTCCGCCAAGCAGTTCGTTCCTGTCATTGATAATCCATACATTCGTAAATCTCTTTAGCAACTGCACATAATCTTTCTGCGCTGTGTTATAGGCGACTACATCTGAATCAAAGGCAAGCACCACATTACGCACATGGCACTTGATAAGTATTTCCACTTGAGGCTGTGTCACGTTATGCCCCTCGCAGGATACCGTGTTATTGTAACCCCAAGTATCCATCTTCATAACCGACTTAATGGACTCAAATAATACGACTGTTTGGCTCTCTTCAATTCCTTTCTCCGCTTGCCGCCAACCTTGAAAGAAATCCAACTCTCCAATCGGGTAATCTGGTTTATATTTTGCGCGCGAAGTCGGATTCAGATACCGCCACTTGAATGTGATAAACTTGTCGTCCATGTCAACCATAGGATAGCCTATACGATTCTGTTCATGGTCAACACGCACGCCGTACTTGCGAAGTGACTGCGCCGAAATACCTTCATCCATCCACAGTTTCGGAGGTTCTGTTGAGTATTTATCGTATTCCGAAATGTCGTGATACTCGCGCTTTTTCGTTCTGCGTACTTTACTCATGCGATTCAGCTTCTCATTAATGTCGTATGTGTGAGAAAAAATAATGTCGTCCGCAAGTTCAACTCCTGCGACCACAGCGGCTTTATGGACAGCGTTCGCATAGCTCAGACCGTCCTTCAACATGATGTAATTGATTATGTTGCCGCCGCGCCCACAAGAAAAGCAGTGCCAATATTGTTCATCCGTCCGCACAGAAAAACTCTCATGCTCGTCTACGTGAAAAGGGCAGTGAAATTTGACGCAATTCTCAAACCGCTTGCCACCATCGCCCAAGTCTTCGGCAATGTAATCTTCCAGTTTGATTTTGCTTACGATTTCTTCGACTTGCTCCGAATAAAATCTTTCCTGTTCTTCATCCCTCGTCGTCGTAGTCATACGGATTATCTGCCTTATGTTGTTCAGCCTCCACAAGACCCACGCCTTGTCTCAGCCATTTAAGGTCAATGTATTCAATGTCTGGATCGGTCATAAAAACATCGCCGATTCGGTTATACTTTATAAAAAATTTATTTGTGCCACAGTTAATGCCGTCGCGCTGAATCTCCTCTGGCGTTTTCTGCGTGAAGTACACAGACGTTGAGCAGATTTGTTCCAACTTGTCAGAGTTAGCAATGTCAAAGTTTCGGTTTAACTGGCAGAACGCAAGCACAGGAATGTTGAGTTCGCCTGCAATATTATTCTTGAGGTAATTACATCTGTTACCCATATCTGCCGAAATTTGTCCCGCGTCCACCATCTTGTCAGAGTATTTGATGTAGTCAAATATAAAGAAACCAAGATTACATTCAAGCTGTTTCTGCGCCACGATGGTATATATCTCTTCGTTGGTAATTTCTGGTTTGTATAAGTGGTACAGCGGCAACGCCTTAATCTCTTTGACAGCTTTGGCAACTTCCTTCTCTTCATCTGGCGACAAATCCCACTGCTTAATGCGCCGATGCGGTATGCCGGAAAGATATGACAGCAATCTATACTGATAAAGTTCGTCATTCATTTCCGTATCAATGATTAAAGTTGCCACACCAGATTTGGCTTTATGTACTCCCTCTATAAGCGCAATCCACGACTTGCCCTGTTTCATACGCGCGCTGATAAGCACCAACTCGCCGCGCTCATACTGAAAATACCTGTCAATACTAGGAAAGAAACTCTTTAATCCGTAACTTTCTCCGCGTTCCTTGCGTGCCTTGGCATTGCTGACAAGTGCTTCGATGCTACTTCCAATCGTTTCGACTTCGCCGCCTGTCGCAAATTCTGTCGTCAACCGATTCAGCGAACTGAATACTTTATTGTCCATCTCAATCAGTGACATTTTATCGTCTGTGCAATAAGACTGCCACCGCTGAGATTCTTTGTAGAAGTTACGCTTAAACGCGAGGCTAACCACGCGCTCTGCAAGCATTTTGTATTCGTCCACTGTATCGCGCTTTGAATTCACGGCAAGACTGATGAACTTTGGTATCTCTGGAATAGTCTTGTCTTTAATTTCCTGTGATATACCAATCGCGTTCCATGCGGATTCGATGTTCAGTGCCGAAATCGTCTTGACATTATGCTGAACAAGATACTGTATTGCCCTATAGTAATACTGGTTGATAAGATCGTTGAAGTGTATCGGCTTCAAATAGTTGGTATAGAGGATAAAAGTGGGATGATATATCAGCGTAGAGATAACGCCGCCCTCTGCTTGATAATCGGAAATATCATCGTATGTGTTTCCCATTATTTACCCTCCAAAGATATTTGAGAAATGTCCAACTCCCTGTGGTGCGGTATATTTAAAATCCGCTCCATCCTTATCTGTCTCCGCCTCTTCTGCTTTTGCCGCCTCTGCCATCTGTTCGCGCCGCAATTTCGTATCATACCACTTCTTATAGTCTTTCTTTACCCATTCAAAGTTAATGGCGTAATACAGACCTTGCGCGTGTCTGATATGGCTCTTGCGCGGATTCTCAGCACAATCATGTACGGTAAACCACACGTAATCAGCAGGAATATTCTTCTTGAATACCATTGTATTGATTACATTCACAAGAACCGACACCACTTCTGTGCTATTGATTCGTTCCAGATATTCATTGCGCGCCTTTTGAATGTAGTCCTGCGTTTCCGCACAATCTTTATGGAAATACCGATTGCCGACCTTCACAGCTTCCGCGCGCGGCAACATCTGCGACTCATGCTGACAATGTTTGTAAGCACATTTAACGTATATTTCTTTCATTTTAGTCTCCAATGCCAGTCGTCGTGGTTAAGCGACTGGCGTAAACAAAAATCAGAAACGATTATTCGGTTTTAGTTAAACGGCAGGTCTTCGTCAACGCCGTCTGGTTCGGCAAGCCCCTGCGGCTCTTTCGGCTGTGAGGCTTTTCTTGTCGTCCGCTTTGCGCTTGTAGTCTGCGGTGCTTCGCCCTCGTCGCCGTAGTCAAAATCAAATATAGTCAGATTGCCAAGCGTCATCTTGTGCTTGCCGTCTGCATCTGGCTTGAAGCTAACGTTCTGAAATACGCCGCTTGTAATGCGGATTCTCTCGTCGCCTTTCAGCATACGCGCCTTGTCAGCCGCGCCGCCACGGAATTTCACATACCCACTGCGAAAGTCAGTCCAATATGTACCGTCTTTGCTCCTTGCGGATGTGGAAAGCGTCGCCATCGGAATACCATTGTCGTCGTTCTGGATTTCCCACAGTTTTACCCATGTGTCAGAAATTCTCAGTGCCATTTCTTTACCTCCATATAAATTTATGTTGAAGTTTATAATTACTTAATACGTGAAAGTTCACGCTTAAGTTCAATCAGTTTGTCGAGGTCTTCGCAGTACATCGGATTACCGTCTTCGTCTGGCAGTTTTGCCTTGCAGACTTCCTCGACTTTCGATTTCAGTTTATCGCTCTTACACTTTGTCTTAATAATAGTCATGCACTCCGCGCGCAGTCTGTCGAGTTTCAGAACCGTATCGCTTGCCTCTTCCTTAGTCCAAAGATTCAGACCAACGCCGTACATTGATGCGTTCTTGGCGAAGCAACGCATGATGCTTTTATAAATATCATCGAACTTGGCGGCGGCAACATCTTTATCGCCGTACTTCGTTGAGTATTTATAAGGCTCTTTCCCCATTACATGATACGTTGCGTCATACACTGGCAGATTCATTTCCTTTTCCTGTCCATGTACTTTCATTCTTGTGCGCACTTCATAGCCACAACCTGTGTCAAAGAACGGACGCGATTCGGTGAACGTTTTCCGCATAGTGTGGTGATGCCCCGCTTCGTCGTCCCACTCCTCAACCTCTTCAACCTCTGCTGTATCGCGCAGAAATTCATATTCTGTGTCTGGATACGCCTTGGCAATCTCAGAATACACTGTCGCCCACGGCAGGTAACTCAGCTTCGTGCGCCCTGTGTCCTTTTCCTGCTCTCTGTCTCGCGTATCAATACTGTATAATGTATTGAATACATCGAATTTGTTTTCTGGATTCTTATTCTCTTCCATGTATACCTCCTTGATGTTTATTCTCCATCTAATAGGATTTCCCTATACATCACAATGGTCTTTAAAGGAATGATTTTCCCATCCTCACCTGTAAATCCGCAACGCCCTCTGTGTCGAAAGAATACTCCAATACGAAATGTGCCGTCGTCCATGTACAAATCGTAATACTTTCCAGAGATTAACTTCGTTTTCTTTTCCGTAGCATTGACTGTCCATTGCGCGTGCGTTCTGTTATCGCGTTTCCGCTGATTAACCTTGGCGACCCTCTTAAATGCCGCCCACGCCTCCTCGCAGTTCGGTTTATATTGGTATTCACATTCATCCGTCCCTTCATACTCGCATGTTTCGCAGTGCGGCAACACTGTGTCCCATAAGTATTTCAAATCATTTGTCCAATTCATCTAACACCACGATCTTCTTCGTCGCGCCCATTCGCCACCATCAATGCCGTCAAGAACGTTCCAAACAATCCACCCAACAGAAATACTCCAACATAAGAAAGTACCGTCAGCATTAAATCACCTTCTGAATTTCCGCAGATGCTTCTGCCAGTTCTGCAATCGTCATGTCTTCCGCACTCTCTTCACTTTCCGCAATAAGTGTTTCTAACATATCGTAATTGATTTCTCTAATAATATCTCTCAGTGCCACAAGACTAATTTTATCTGCCGCTCCCTTGCAGATATCCCTTACAGTTTCCAACTTGCTAACGTACTCCCCATATTCCATGCTGTTCATTACCTCGTTTCTCCTGTTTCCAAACTCTTCCAATGTGCTACAGCTTTTCCAATATGTTACAAACAGGGATGGTTGGATTTGAACCAACGAATACAGCAGTCAAAGTGCTGTGCCTTACCCCTTGGCGACATCCCTAGATGCCCTCTCGCGGTATAGTCTTTACACACAAAACACATATACACACAAACAAACCCAATAGCGGAGGAGAACACTTAAAAAATGAAAGGAGGTAACGAAAATATTTACGTGCCGCGTACACGCTGTCGGCTTCGGGCATTGCCATTTTATTCAGTTGTCAATTTCGTTGGAGAAATACTTGAAAATACCTAAGAAATGTAGTAAGATATTTTTGTGACGAGTAGTGCTACCTATTCGTTACGGATGTATTTCATCCAATTCATTCATTTTTGCAAAGAGCGTATCAGTGATTGCCAGTCGCGGTGCGCTCTTTTGTTTTGCTTTACATACATATTAACACAGTAAAAAACTAAATGCAAGCACTTTTTTAAAAAAATTTCCGAACGCTTGTTCGTTTTTATAGTTCGATTTCCCACGGATGCTTGCCGCGATCCTTGCCGTCTATTAGTAGCTGTCCGGTCACGCCGTCGAGAAACCTTATCCATCCTCTGTATTGCTTCTTAAACTCGCGCCAACACATCGACGAACCGATAGTGTTCAGCACTTTGTTGTACTTCTGATACTGATTGTATTTCCCATCATACGATAGTTCTCCGTCAGTCTGTAAGTCATTATAAATATCCAAACCGTCACGCACTGATTCCACAACTGTGCGGTAAAATAATCCAGACCGTACAATATCTTGTACAGTATACTCGCCGCGCGTGTACTGCAAGGCTTGCGCTCCGTACTCTTCAATGCGCTTGTTTTGGTACAATGGATTCGATTTGTATTTCCAACCATAGCCGCGAAAAACGTTATGCTTTGTCTGCCCCATCAACTCAATGTATTTCCGCAGTCTCGCGTTATCACCGCCGCCGACAGCATATACTTCCATACTCGCGCACCTTCGCAATGAATCGACAACATACTGCGGTACATCCATAATCTTACCATTATGTAACCGAATGGTATTATTTTGGATATCGTCGGTACTTAAATGGTATAAATTCTGGTTATCGCCGTCCCACAAACCCCAGTAATAGCAGTACAATATGGCGCGCGCAAGTGAACGATTGCTGTACACTGGTATCTTTTTCCAGATAATTTCAATCACTTGCGGCGTTACAAAAGCAGACACAATATCACTGACTTCATATACAATATCTCCGAGTGATTTTCCGCACCTCAGTACATTGTTTTTAACAACGCCATTTTCCACGCACCAATCCAGATACCTGCGCAATGATATAAGATATTGCTTGCAAGTGCTTTCCTTCAAGTCTAGCTGATGCAATACGCGCACGATTTCCTCATATGACATATAGCATATATCTTTTTCCGCGCGCATTTCGTACTGATATGTAGACCGAAACAGCGCACTGGACAGATTCTTGTTTGCTTTAGTTTCCCGCTCAAAGAATTTCCGCTTATAATCTCCATACACTATGACATCATCCATAGCATCGCACCGAGTCTTGACATTTCCTTTCCTGTTATGATACTATACACATACACATAGTTGCTTCTATGTGTTGTGTGTTTTGTTTGGAGGGCAGTCGTTCGCGCGGCTGTCCTTTTTTATTCGATCTCCCACGGATGCAGACCCGACAGGTCTTTGAACGTATCATTTTCCAAGAAGCGCGACCAGTTCATATAGTCCAGTGAGAATTTACGCCAGTCATATTCGTACTGTAATACATTCAATACACGATTATATAACAACGCCTTGTTTTCACCAGTTTTCGCGGAAACAACGCCTTGATTTTCCATGTCCGCGCGCAAGTCATACCCTTCTGCCTCGCACTCTACAGCAAACCGCCAAAAAAGACCAGATTTCCGCACTGTCGTGTATTCAATTTCCGCGCCAGTAAGCTGTCCAATATTCTGGAAATACTTGATAAGGCGATTCCGCATCTTGATTTCGTCTTCCGTCTTGTAATATCCCACGCGCTTGAAGATATAGGTATAATCCTGCCACGGAAGCGGCGTGTAATCAACATTGCGCTCTTTCCCTTCCTGCAATCCGATGTTTACCTTCCTCTGCATGGCGCAAAGTTTCAAAATAGTTTCCACATTTTTTGGCACTTTATAATTCTTGCCGTACTTCGTTGAAACAATTCCATCATGTATACTATTTGTATTTAAATAATACAGATTGAATAAATCTCCATCGTCCAGACCCCAGTAGACCGCGTACAATATAGCACGATACGTTAATCTGTTGCACTCTGTCGGCAATGTATCCGCAATCTGTTTCACTTCATCCCACGTTATAAACAGGTCGTCCGAGATTTCAATATGCGCGCACAATTCGTCAAGCGTCATATCATTGACTAGGTAATTCGTTTCCGCATATCCCTGTTCAATGCAGTAATTAATGTACTTCTTAGCGCGAATGACCATCTGCTTTAACATACTGTGCGACAGATTCAGATTATGCATGGTTTGCGTCAACTGCTTCTCCGTCATCTGGCACAAATCACATCCATACTTTTCCTCGCTCTTGTAAGTATTATCAAATAGCCGCCTGTCATTAGTCTTCGATATGTCCGATCTCTCTGTATCAATGTACTGCTGTTTCCATTCGCCGTAAAACATAACTCGCACCTCCTATGTGTTTATTATATCCCACGGCGCACTGGAAATTCAAGCTAAATGTAGCTTGCTGTTTACATTGTCGCCGCAGGAATTCTGCTCTTCTCTACCAGAGTAAGTAGTTTGTTCATATTTGTTAAATCTCCCTCACCGTCAGCACCTACATTCTGTTTTCCGCAAAGATAAGCGTCCTGCAAAATCCTACGCAAGTCCTCAGATTTGATAGATACCACTGGCGAATTATCAATGGTGTAATTTGTATTTCCTTTGCCGATATTCTCGACCATATCTGCCATATCAGCAATGTATCTTTTCTTTTCCAGAGCGTCGATACCAATGTAATGCAGTGTGACTGCCTCACTGGAATGGTTAAATATCTGCTGTAAAATCTGCAATCCGTTTACATCCTGCGGATGAAGTCGTCTGCTCCAAAGTCCAAACGTTTTCCGCACTGAATGTGTAGATACTGGATATTCGATTCCTACAGCGTCTGCCGCTTTGGTAAATGCCACTCTGTACGCCGCATCCCTACGATTACTATTAGAAGGGAAAATGTCTGCATCCTCATCAATGCAGGTATGAATGTCTAAATCCATTTCCTGCGCGTACTTTTCCAGACAAGTAAATGCGTAGGGCGGTATGTACATCCGCGTGTACTTTCCTGTCTTCTCCTCTTCAATCTCAATCTCATTTCTGCGCTTGTAATTTTCATAATAGAAGTCACGCCATTTCAGCATCAGCAGATCGTCAACTCGCCGCGCAATCATCAGACCGAGATTAAAAGCTAATTCCCACTTATACTGACCATGCTCATGAAAGTAATCGAGCATCTTTTTAATGTCTTCCAGATTCCAGAACGGATAAACTTCCGTCTTCCCCTTCTTTTTGGTATAGTGTTTATTAGCTTCCACTGCCTCTTCGTAGGTAAGGTAAACGCTTTCAATTCCAATCTTTTTGTTTTCCTCGCCTACATACACGACTGTCTTACATACCTTATTGACCAGTCCGCATCTGATATCATCTTTCTTTTCCAGATAAAATACCTTATCTCCTGCACTCCATGTAGTCATATTATTTTCCTCCTGTGTTGTGTATTTGTTTTGTTTGTAACTACAGTATATACCATATGCTAACAGAAGTCAAGAGATTTTCCAAAATTATTTTTCGGATTTTTTCTCCACGATTTTAACAACGACCATATCTCCAGAATCAAAAGCGTCGTAATACTTTCCGTCGCCGACTGCCACTACATGAAGACCATCGCGCGCAAGCGAATCAACGCAGTACACCACACCATTAATACCATTTCCCGCGCACTCCGCAACTGTTTTAAATGGTACATGGATAGACGGTTTTTCACACCCTCCGAATACCTGCAACGCCTTATCCAGTGCGCCATACGTTGACGGCATGATATAATCATGGATGCAGATTTCCGCAAGTTTGGCGAACGCCTCCTGCCATGTACAGTCACATGCGTGACAGAGAACGCGCACGGTACAATCGTCTTGATTGTTTTCCGTGTCCTTTATATTCGGCTGAAAATACACATACTCGCCGCGCATCAAATGTTCACCTCCTCAATCGGTTTAGTTTTGTTTTTCTCCCAGTATTTCCGCATAACCTTCTTTGCCATCATCGCTTTTGTAAGACCTTTTTTCTTCGCCGTTTCCTCATACCATTCAAACATCTCTCCTTCTGGTATACTGAATTGCAGGTACATCGTTCCCACTTTATCACGGTAACGTTTTAAAGCCTCCTTCTGATTTTCCGAGACAGGCCCCGGCGTATATCCTTTATAAGTATTTCTTCGTTTTACTATATCTTTTACTTCCCACGTTGCCGCAGGATTTCCGCTCGCTACATACCCTTGCACCACCTCTGCCTGTGGAAAACGATTGATTATTTCCCTCATGTCGTTTCCACTTATATCACGAATGTCTACGTTTCCGAGGATTGCCACTGTGTTTTTCCCATCAGTTACCATATATCCTTCGCCGCCCATTGAATACGCTTTAAGTTCCATAATTCCTCCTGTTTATTTTGTCGCTAAGTAAATAAATGTCCATACGAAAAATGCTATAATTAATTTATCCATAATTATACCTCTAATGTTATGTTTACGCAATCAAATCTTATGACATATTCTATACATCAATTTCTTTCCCACTGAATGTCATGACTCACATACGCTCTTGTATGCGTATACTTTACATTTCCATCAATGCTATCGCGGAATCCTTCGTACTCTGCCGCGCACTTTTCCAACTGTTTAGAAGCATAGTACAAATTATTATGTAATTCATACAGCTTATTTACGTATCCTTCTACGTCATTCACAAGTTTTGCGCGGCAGTGCCAGTTTCCTTCCAAAAAGTTTTCCGCAATAATCTTATTATCTTTGTTGACAAATTGAAGCGTATTGTTTGCGTACACTTCAACCTTGTATTCATTATGGATTACAAGATAATTAGATGCTTTTCCGTTATAGTCGCGCGACAAGTACATATAACATCCAGTTTCCCGCTTGAATTCATCATAGATTTTATCTTTCGTTTTTTCTCCGAGCGGCTTACCATCGTACTTTTTAATAATTTCTGCTAGTTTCGCCATGCAACCACGCGCCATAAAATACTTCGCATTATTTTTCAGAACGCCCATTGTGATTCCAGTACGCTGATTTTCCTCGCACATTGCGACAAGTTCATCATCCGTACATTCGCCGCGCCGCGCGCCGTAACTAAAGCTACGAATCTTTTCATCCTGCTCACATAAATACCTGTTCATTTCCTTGCACTGTAATGATAACTTTGTCATTCTTTCCAAATCGGTCATTGTGTTTTCCCTCCTATGTAAATGTGTGTTGTTTGTTTATACTGGTATAATACCATATGCTACTGCACTTGTCAATAGCACATGGTAAATTTTTTCAAGTTTATTTATGCCGCCGTCTTCTGGATATTCACTGGCAGAAGCAGGATAGAATATGTCTCTCCGTCAGAGAAAAAGAATGGCGCTTTGCAACTTACGCCGTGAATGGTAATTAAATCATCGCTCAGAATTCCCATTGCACTCTTAACGTAATTCGGATTAAGACCGAACCGCGCCCACTCGCCGCTGACATTATAAGTATAAATCACATCCTGCACATTCGCCTTGTCACTCTGCGCCGTCACTGCATGGTTAGCAATATCGAATACCATTGGTGCTTCGCTATGCTTCAGTACACTGCAATCATACTCTGCGATATCCAACATCTGCACCCTGTCAACGCGCGCGCTCCATGTATAGTCAATATCCATAATCTGATCTACATTGAAGTACACTGCATCAATGGCTTTTGTTCTCAGCACAAAGGTATCATTGAACAGGTAAACGTACTTTTTATCAGTAAATACGCTGACTTTTCCTGTCATTGCACTAATGCTTTTCAGCACTCGATAGTTAGTAACAAGATTGAAGATAGCACCTTCCGCGCCATCCGCGCCGTTCATGTTGTCCTCAATGTTTCTCAGCAGAATTTTATGACCGTCCAGTGCAACCACTCTGCTATTTTTCCAATCAAAGTACATTCCCTCCATCACTACATTATTACGTTCAGTGCTGACAAAATCCATCATGTTGTCGCACATTGTCGTAAAATCCTTCATTCCAAAGCACGCGTAATACTTGTCAAGTTTCGGCATTGCGCCAAAGCGCTCGTCATAATCCTTAATCTGCGCCGCCGCCATATCAATCTTTTTGCCGCTGATTGTGTACACTGTAAACGTATCACCATTCGATACAAAGTGAAGTGTGTCCTGCTTTGCATTTAATTTCAGCTTACAAATCAGTTTAATGGATTCAGTAGGCATAAAGAACCTGCCGCATCCGTAGATGCTGTTAGCTGTTTTGGAGGCGCGCCATAAGTTCTGATCCGTGCCGATAGCTACAGTCTCAAATACGACACCACTCTCAGACACATCCACCATTGTCGCGTCCAACATGGTATAGGTAGTCACAGCCGCCGCAGATTTTGCGATG